CCGTGATGTATGGGAAAGCCTGTATCAGAATATTAACCTGCTGTTCATTGACGAACTTATTGACAACGGCTTGGACGCCAGCGGTGTTGAAAGTGCGCTGGCAGTCTTAAAGAAGATGGCACGTGAACGCAACAAGAATATCTATCTAATCAGTCACAAAGACGAATTAATTGGTAGGGTAAACAATGTTCTTAAAGTAATTAAAGAAAATGGATTTACCAGTTACGATAATGATCTTGAAATATTAAATGAGCAGTAAGCACGACGACATCATGAGTGCGTTTCGAAAGTATTTTGAAGCCAATCAAAAGTGGGAAGTAGAACGGACTAAACGTAGTTCTATACAACTACGACAGAGTCTCAGCAGGATTAGAGAACTATGCTCAGATCAGCGTGTTATTGTGCGCGAGTGGGCAAGAATTAAAGAGGCAGAACTAGCAGAACGAGAGGCAAGAAGACAGGCTCAAAAGAGACAACAGGCAGAGGGCAGCGATGATAACTAAGTGCCATGACATGGTACTTCCAAAATGAAATCGTTGAAACACTGCCCGAAGATTGTGTTGGATTTGTGTATCTAATTACAAATAATATCACAGGCAGAAAATATATAGGCAAGAAGTTAGCCAAATTTGCAAAAACAACATATAAAACAGTAAAATTAAAAAACGGTACTAAAAAGAAAAAGAAGATTAGATCTAAGATTGATTCAGATTGGCGCGACTACTACGGGTCAAATCTAGAATTAAGCAAAGACGTAGACACACTAGGCAAAGAAAATTTCAAACGAGAGATAATGTTTTACTGTAAAAGTAAATCAGAATGTTCTTACATAGAGGCCAGAGAACAATTTACACACAAAGTTCTAGAATCAAAAGATTATTACAACGGACAAATTTCAGTCCGTATACATGGCTCACACATATTAAAATCATAGGCTCCTAAGCGGTATAAGCAAGCACAAGCTAAAGTCGTGTGCCCACGCCAACTCGATAATAAGAGGGACGGAAATCTCTAGCCGCCAGAGTACTCAATCACTACCCGAAAGGATGATGATAGCAAAGCCCTTGCTGTTTGATTGTTTTAGAAATAATAGGCGAAAAGAGGGAGAAAAACCCACGTTTGCTGGCATGTTAGCGTATGCCTGTAGACCGCCGTCGTAATAAAGACTAAGCTCGAGGTACCGGACGACCGCCTCTGTAATGCTTTAACGCTAAGTGACATAAGTGCAACTCAGATAATGTCCATTTCTTTGCCCGGTCAGGGCAAAGTGTGACTGAACAATCTAGATAATATCTTAAGTGCTTCGCACAATTACTTCTAGATAAATGCATTGAGCCTAGCGAAATGCAAGTGAGCGTAAGCTCACTTTTAATAAATAAACTATAATTCAATATTCCTATGAAAATTAAAGAACTTATCTCAGAAGCTGCCCCAATTAATTTTGTACAATGGTCGCCTAGTAATCCTAGTCTACGTGGCCCTTCGTCTCAGATAAGAGTAGCTCAAAAAAGTGCGGTTGCTAAAGGTGTACAAAGTGGACGTATTTTACTTAAAAGAGTAGATAGATTTTTGGCCAAAGGTCGATATGCTCCTATAATTAAATCTAAAAGTGCATTCTGGCGTAATAGTGGTAGGCTTATGCGCCTATGGACCCTAATAGGATTTGCCGGGTTAATTGAATCGTACTATGACAAGAAGTCTGCATTGGCAATTATGCGAGGATTACCTCCAGACGACGAAGATTATATGAGCGAGGATGATTATAATATTGCGTCTCGTCTGGCACTTGAATCACTGGCTGTGGAAATATTACTATCTCAAGGATTTGTGAGACTCCTACAGATGATGAAGATAGGCAAATGGGTAGTAACACTAGCTGGAGCATTTGGTAGTGCAGCATCTCTAGGCACTAGTTTTGCTTTATTTCTAGCATCAGAATATGCTATGATTAAATTTCAAGATTGGTTAAAAACTGACAGTGGTCAAAAAATAGTTTCTTTTGCAGTGGCCTGGTGTGTAGATCCTATTCTTGGAGATCAATTTAAATTCATGGAACCATTTACTGCAAAACTTGGAGAGTTTGTCGGCCTAGCTAAATCAAAACCCAATGTAGTTGATCAACCAAATAAAGATAAACTAACTCCAGATGATAAGAAATCAAATTCTGGACAAGCAGGACAAGCAGAAAGACCAGATACTACTATTCCAACACCTAATGTAGCACCAAGTTACAAAGGTGATCCCAATGAGTTAACTAAACGTGCGCCAATGCCGTTTACTTAAACTAAGGGCATCTGAGTTTTTTCTGTAATTTCTATATTTTCTTTAACAATTTTACTCAGTATTTCTCTATCTTCATAAGAATATATGTAGAGTAAGTCATTAATTGTGACTCCCCCTCTCATATACCAACTGAGTCTAAATAAATTTTCTTTAAAACTTTTTGCGCTTGAGTCGATGCTGACTAGATATGGTTCTATGTCAGAGTTGGGCAGTTCGATCAAGCGTCTACGAAAAAATTTGATTGATCCATCTGAATAGCCACTGCGCTGTCATGCTCGCAAGATTCGCATTTTACCTGCATGTCGGGCACACGCCATGTTTGATTATTTTTTTCTATCTGTTGTTTAATAGCATCAAACATACTTTTTTCTGAATTAATAATCCATTCTGCAATAAACGCCCGTTCGTCAACTACAGTCTGTGGTGCTTGTACACTTTCAATGCTGGCAATGTATGATTCATTTTGAATTATGGCTAATTTTTCATAGAGCTCTGCAATTATTTTAGACTTAGCATCTTCATCTTCTAAATTTAAACTTTGTCGAAGTTGTCTTTGAAGTTCAAAATTCTTTAAATTAAACTCAGTCATTGTTTTATAATCCAACGGTCTAATTGATATAGTTAACTCATCAATAGTAACCTTGTTGTCATACTTACATTTGCTAAAATGATCAATCAATGACATTAAATCAACATTATACTCATTCTCAGTTCCGCAGTTAGGACAATTATGCTCAATGCCCATGTTGCTACCATAGGTAGCAATACGTATAGCCACTAGTAGCATGTCTAAGTCTAAATTACAAATTTCCCAAGCATTTTTAATGTTTGGGACACAACTTTGTATGACTCTAATAGTAGCTTCTCCATTCATTAGAGCATCAGGTGTTTTCAACAATAGTTCGTCCATGCCGGTCATTGACATAACGGGCAGTTGTCCTATGGCATTGTCCACTGCATCTCCGCTATAGTACATGCCTTGACTGGGTAGCGTGATATAAATTTTTGGTTGACGAAAATATTTCTGTAGCGGATTATTCATATTTTTACCTCGGATAAATATAATACGTGTATTTATATACCCACTTTTTTGGTAAAAAATTATGTCATTAACTCAACAGGATCTATTAGACGTACTGCGAACAGCTAACCGCCAGGGCTATTTTGCTAGTATGGGTGGAGGTGGAGGTGGTGGTGGAGGAGGTGGTGGAGGAGGTGGTGGAGGAGGTGGCCTCAATAATACAGTAGAAAAAGAAACTAATCCTGCCTTAGAAAAATTAGGAAATATTCTTAAAACTGGTGCTGGCGAAATATATGACGGATTTAAAAAGATTTCTGATCAAAGTTACACTGTTGCTGATGCCAGTAAAGGCCTAGCAAATGTATTTGATACTATGGGCGGCACTGCTGGTCATGCAGCAGCTACGGTCATAGGCGATCTTGGAAAATATGGACAAGAAAGTGTAGAAAAATTTCGAGAAGTTAGCAAGTTTGGGGCTAGCTTTGGCAATGATGCTATAGGATTTAGAGCAGGAGCAGCACAAACTCGTATGAGTTTTGATGAATATACTAATTTTATATCTAAGAATAAAGATAATCTAGTGGGACTTGGTGGAACAGTTACTGAAAGTGCTAAATCATTTAATAAGTTTTCTAAAGATTTTATGGATACCGATGTAGCAGATAAGATGAGATCCATGGGTTATTCTACTGAAGAACTTAATACTGTGTTAATAGGCACTATGGCCACACAACGATTAGTGGATCGCAGCAACGCAGATGCAAACAAAGTTGCAGTACACGCCGCAGAAGATCTAGCCACACAGATGGATGCAGTGGCCAAGATAACTGGTAAGAGTAGACAAGAACAAGAAGAAGCAATGAAAGCTAGGGCCACTGATGCACAATATCAAGCCATGGAAAAACTATCATTAATGGGACTTAATGAGAAAGAAAAAGCAGCTAGGGCAGCATCCATTGCACAAATGCAGGCCAGCGCACACTCACTGGGACCAGCAGTTGAAGGTGTAGTCAAAGAAATGGCCACAGGCGGTGTTCGAAGCAAAGAAGCCAGCGAACAGATGGCAGCACTTGGTCCTGCTGGCAAACAATTACAAGACGCTGTCAACGCTAGTAAAAGTGCTAAAACAGAAGAAGATAAAATCCGTGCTGATAGATTAATGAAAGATGCTGAAGCAGCAATTATAGCACAGCAGAACAGTAAAGGATATTTAGAAGCTCAACAATTAGGTATAGGCGCATTTAAAACCGGTGCTGAAAGTACTATGAGTTATAGTAAGTCTATGGATGCTACTCTTATAGAGATGAATTCTAGTAGATCAGAAGGTAACAAATTAAACTTAGCCAATGCAGAAGATGCTAAAAAAGTTAAAGCAGAAATGGATAAGCAGGTTAAGAATGAACAAGAAAGTAAAGATAAAGCTGGTAAGAAGATAGAAGGCGCAGCTACTACTGATGCTATTATTAAATTTGAAAGTCGTGCCAAAGATGCAGGAGCAGCCATTAATGCAAATCTAGTGGCACCATTAAATGAAGCACTGGGTAAGAGTATTAGAGAGTATGCTGAGAAAACAGATCCAAAGACTGGAAAAGCTCGCGGGAATCCTTTAGATAACGTTCAAGATGGTGTAAGTTATAGATCTAGAGTAGAAGCACCAATTGGAGCATTGACTAATTCAATACTGGGCGGACAAGATATAGCTGCTCAACCTAAGAAAATCACTGATAAAGATACAGGAAAAACATATCAAAAACCCAGAGAACTTGAAGCATTTAAGAACAAAGAATCATTAACTAATACAATAAGTAATTTGACTAAGATGAATGTAACTGATTTAACAGTATTAGGAAAATTTAATCCCGGAGTAGGTAGACAGAAAGGCTCGCTAGGAGAAACTGGTAGTTTATTTGAAAACTTTGGCTCTGGTACATTGGCCATGCTGCACGGAAAAGAATCTGTGGTAACAGAAGAGCAAATGAAATCTTTAATGACAGGAATTCAAAGTTCTAATGTAGAAGGCATGCTTAAAAATCTAACCAGTAGTGTGGGATCGGTTAAAGGTGAATCAGGAATTGATATTGGTAAGATGTCTAAAGATTTTAGTACTAGTATTAGTTCAATTGCACCAAAAATAGCATCTCCGTCTATGAATGGACTAAGAAAAAATGTAGACGGCCCAGGCAAGGCGGAATTAGAAATGGCTGCAATGGGTATGACTCCGTCTAGTGCTAACACTAAATCAGAAAGTACAACTCCTACTAAAGAAAAAACCATATCTGATTTGGACGACAAGCTAGATCAATTAAATAAGACTATGATGCAATTGGTTGCAATATCAGCACAGACTGCTGAAAATAGCGGTAAACAGATCAAAGCCACTAAAGGGTTGGGCGGAAACTTATTCGCTTAAATAATACACTATGTCATGGAAAAAATACTTTTCGCCTGTACCTACTGGTAGTAGTACCAGTAATGTTACATCAATGAACTCTGCTAGTAAAGCAGGGCCAGCACGAACAAACTACAGTTCATATCTACCAGATATCTACTCTGGCAGTCCAAATCGTGTTGAACGTTATCTACAGTATGATACTATGGACAGCGATCCAGAAGTTAATGCAGCCTTAGATATTTTAGCTGAATTTTGTACACAGCTATCAAAAGAAAACAACACTCCGTTTACTGTACAATGGCGCAGTAAGGCCACTAACAGTGAAATACATATCCTAAAAGAATACCTACAACAGTGGACAAAACTACAAAAGTTTGACACTAGAATGTTTCGTATCATTAGAAATATTTTCAAATACGGTGATGGATTCTTTATCCGTGATCCAGAGAATCAAAAATGGTTCTATGTTGATTCAGGTAAAGTTGTTAAGATCATTGTCAACGAAAGTGACGGGAAAAAGCCCGAACAATATGTTATCCGTGACCTAAATCCAAACTTTATGAATTTAGTTGTAACACAGATTACACCCAATATTCATCAAACAACCAACGGTGGATCTAGTTATGTAGCAGGCGGCGGCGCCGCACGTGGAATGACTGGAGCATATCCTACTCAAGCAGGAACACGTTTTAGTACAGGTGAACAAGAGCTGGCAGTTGATGCTAGACACGTGATACACCTAAGTCTATCAGAAGGATTAGACAACAACTATCCGTTTGGTAATAGTCTACTTGAAAACGTTTTTAAAACTTATAAACAAAAAGAATTGCTAGAAGATGCGATTCTAATCTATCGTATACAACGTGCGCCAGAGCGCAGAATTTTTTATATTGACGTGGGAAATATGCCCAGTCACTTGGCCATGAGCTTTGTTGAACGAGTTAAAAATGAAATTCATCAACGCAGAATTCCTAGCCAAAGCGGTGGCGGCAACAATGTTATTGACAGTGCCTACAACCCATTGAGTATCAACGAAGACTACTTCTTCCCGCAGACAGCAGAGGGTCGTGGATCAAAAGTTGACACACTTCCAGGTGGTACTAACCTAGGTGAAATTGACGATTTAAAATACTTTACCAACAAGTTGTTCCGTGGTTTAAGAATTCCAAGTAGCTATCTGCCAACAGGTGCAGATGACAGCCAAGCACAGTATAACGATGGTCGCGTTGGCACAGCATATATTCAAGAACTACGTTTTAACAAGTACTGTGAACGTTTACAAGCACTAGTTTCAAGTATTTTTGACCAAGAATTTAAAATGTTCTTGTACTCAAAAGGTGTAAACATTGACTCATCATTGTTTGATCTTAAGTTTAATCCACCAATGAACTTTGCTAGCCAGCGCCAAGCAGAGCTGGACGGCAATAGAATTAATACATTTAACACAGTACAGGCAGTGCCCTTTATGTCAAAACGTTTTGTACTAAAACGATTCTTAGGATTAACCGACGAAGAAGTTGCAGAAAACGAACGTCTATGGGCAGAAGAGAAAGGTGAATCTATACCTGTACACACTGACAGCGCCGGAGAATTACGTTCAGCAGGTCTAAGTCAAGCCGGTATTGAAGCAGATATTGAAGCCAGCGCACCAGAAGGTGCACCTGAAGATATGATGCCACCTGAGCCAGGTGCTGGAGGCGGAGCACCAATGCCAGCACCCACAGGTGCACCGGCTACTCCACCGCCGGCAGCATAAATAATATCATGATTCTAAGAGAACTTTTTTATATTGATCCAGATACCAAGGCCATGGCCACGGATCTGCGCTACGATCAAAGCCGTGATACGTCTTTAATTCGTCGTAGCGACACTAGAAAAACTAGACTAAGTCTAGGACAGATCAACGAGTTAAGAAAAAATTCCGAAAGTCACATACTTGAGCAAGAAGACGAATTAAGTTTTATCAACACAATGTACGGACAAGAGCCAGCAGCTCCTGCCGCTTAACATTATTACAGAAGTTTAAGGCAAAACTTCTGCTTTTCCACCATTATAATACCGTTTTTTACATTTATATGTAAATATAATCGACAGCCTTATACTATATAGGAGACCTAATATGACTGATCGTTCTAAGTTTGAGCTTATGCTCGATGCTCTAATTAATGAGCAACAAGATAAAGCAAAAGAAATTTTTCATGATATCGTAGTTGAAAAAAGCCGCGAAATCTATGAAAACCTTCTAGCTGATGACATGGAAGAAGAAGACATGGAAGAAAATCTATACGTTGAACCTACTGACGGCCAAGAAGAAAGTTTTGGCGAAGAAGACGACAGCGATAGCGACATTGGTGGCGATGCCAGCGATGACTTCATGAGTGACGTCGGAGACGATGAAGAAGGTAGCGAAGACGACATGGGCGACGAAGGTGATATTGAAGATCGCGTAATGGATCTAGAAGATGCATTAGACGAACTAAAAGCAGAATTTGAACAACTAATGTCCGGCGAAGAAGGCGAAGGACATGAGATGGATGACATGGGTGGAGACGACATGGGCGGCATGGATGACATGGGCGGCATGGGCATGGATGAGCCAGAAGAAGAAAGCTACTCCTTTGAAGCTCATAAAAATGACGACGAAGACGAAGATGACTTAGAAGAAAGTCTAATGCGTGAATACGTTGAAAAAGTTTCTGCTCCAAAGCACGGTGACAATGGTGTTAACACACGTTCCGTAGTAGCAAAACCAAACCGCATGGGTGGCACAAGTGCTAACATTGCAAAGAGTTTCTCAACAGAGAAAGGCGGTACACAAGGTGGGCTACTAAATCCTTCTACTAAAGAAGAAAACTTTGGTAACATCAATGTACCAGGCGGAAAAGCTGGAAAGTCAGCTTTTAAGAAATCTGAGCCAGGTCATGGCGCAGAGAAAAAAGGCAAGCCAGAGCAAGCCGATAATAGAAAAAGTATTGTAGGTTCAAGGTAAGATGAAATATCTTCGTGAGAACTTGAGTTTTGATCAAGCTCAGATTACCCTCTTAGAAAGCGATGACAAAGAGGGTAAGAGTCTATATATGAGTGGCATTTGCATTCAAGGAGGAATCCGTAATGCAAATCAGCGTATATATCCTGTACATGAAATTAGCAAGGCTGTCGAAACCCTAAACGATCAGTGTGCCGGTGGATACTCAGTACTCGGCGAAGTAGATCATCCAGATGACCTAAAAATTAACCTGGATCGCGTCAGCCATATGATAACGCAAATGTGGATGGACGGTCCTAATGGTTATGGAAAGTTGAAAATTCTACCTACACCTATGGGTAACCTTGTTAAAAGCATGGTTCAAAGTGGCGTGAAGTTAGGAGTATCAAGTCGTGGATCTGGAAACGTTCGTGAGGACGGTTCCGGTGAAGTGTCAGATTTTGAGATTATCACAGTGGATGTGGTAGCTCAACCAAGTGCCCCAGGGGCTTATCCTACAGCAATATATGAACACCTGATGAATAGTCGTGGTGGTAATAGAGCCGTTCGCATAGCGAATGAAGTGCAGGGTGATCCTAAGGCACAGCGTTATCTCAAAGAGAGCTTATTATCTGTAATAAGCAAGCTCCAATAAAGAGGAGAATCACATGTTGGATGCATTAAAAACGTTAATTGAGAATAATGTGATTTCTGAAGAGACTAAAGTGGCTATTGAGTCAGCTTGGGAATCTCGTATCAACGAGAACCGTGAACAAGTTACTCAACAACTACGCGAAGAGTTCGCTCAACGCTATGAGCACGATAAGGCCGCAATGGTAGAAGCTGTTGACAGAATGTTAACAGATTCACTATCAGCTGAAATCGTAGAGTTTGAAGAAGATCGTCGTCAACTAGCAGAAGCTAAGGCAAAGTATGCAGTAAAAATGCATCAAGCTGGCAATGTAATGAAGGAATTTGTTACACGTCAACTAGCCAATGAAGTTCGCGAGTTACATGAAGATCAAATGCAAATGGTTCATAAGTTTGGTAAACTAGAAGAATTCGTAGTAGAAGCTCTAGCTCAAGAAATTGCAGAATTTTATAAAGACAAAACCGACCTAGCAGAAACTAAAGTTCGTTTAGTTCGCGAAGGCCGTGACGCATTAGCACAAATGAAAACAAAATTTGTACAACGTGCCGCTAAGATGGTTGAAAATGTAGTTGAGTCTAGCCTATCAAAAGAGATTAGACAACTAAAAGAAGACATCGATGCTGCCCGTAAAGCAGACTTTGGTCGTAAGTTATTCGAAGCATTTGCTAATGAATATCAAACCAGTTATCTTTCTGAGAAATCAGAAACCAGTAAATTGCTCAAAGTTATAAACTTGAAAGATCTAGAAATTGCAGAGGCTCAACACGCTGTGGCCGAAGCAAAACAGATCGCAGAAAGCAAACAAACAGAGGCTCGTGCTCTTAAAGAAAGTATTGAGCGCCAAAAGATTATGCATGAATTGTTGAATCCTTTATCTAAAGAACAACAAGGCATCATGACAGAATTGTTGGAAAGTGTGCAAACTGTAAAACTTGAAAATAGTTTTAACAAGTACCTTCCCGCAGTAATTGAAGGCAAAGCACCGCAGAAGAAACAGGCACTAGTAGAGGCTAAAGAAATTACAGGCAATAAAGTAAGTAACAGCGTAAGTAGTGGCGAGCACGATTCAACAAATAATAATATTGTTGATATTCGTAGACTTGCCGGGTTAAAAATTTAAGGAGAATTTAAATGTCAGAACTACTACATGGCCGCTGGACAGAAACTAAAGAAGCCCTATTAGAAGGCTTATCAGGCACTAAAAAATCAGTAATGGGTGTTACACTAGACAATACACGCAAGTATCTACTAGAAAGCCCAACAGCTGGTGCCACTTCTGCCGGCAACGTCGCAACATTAAACCGCGTGATTCTTCCAGTGATTCGTCGCGTTATGCCAACCGTTATTGCTAACGAGTTAGTTGGTGTACAACCAATGACTGGTCCAGTGGGTCAGATCCATACTCTACGTGTTCGTTATGCAGATAACGGCGATGGCGTAGTAGCTGGTGAAGAAGCACTAAGCCCATTCAAGATTGCAGAAGCTTATTCTGGTAACAACAATGCATCTAACGCTAAAGCAGCTTCTACAGCTACTCTAGAAGGTGCTGCTGGTAAGCGTATGTCTATTCAAATCTTGAAACAGACAGTTGAAGCCAAGACACGTAAATTGTCTGCTCGCTGGACGTTTGAAGCTGCTCAAGACGCACAAGCCCAACAAGGCATTGACGTTGAAGCAGAAATTATGGCTGCTCTTGCACAAGAAATTACTGCTGAAATTGACCAAGAGATTCTAGCTAGCCTAGCATCACTAGCTGGTTCAGCAACAGAAGCATACGAACAACAAAACGTTTCTGGTACAGCAACATTCGTTGGTGATGAACACGCTGCTCTAGCTGTTCAGATCAATCGCGTAAGCAATTTGATCGCTCAACGTACACGTCGCGGTGCTGGTAACTGGGCCGTTGTAAGTCCATTTGCTTTAACAATTCTACAATCTGCTACTACAAGCGCATTTGCTCGTACAACAGAAGGTACATTCGAAGCTCCTACAAACACTAAGTTTGTTGGTACATTGAACAGTGCTATGAAGATCTATGTTAACACCTACGCTACTGATGCAACTGCTGTTCTTATTGGTTACAAAGGTTCTAGCGAATCAGACGCAGCAGCATTCTATTGCCCATACATTCCATTGATGAGCAGTGGTGTTGTTCTAGATCCATCAACATTTGAACCAGTCGTATCATTCATGACACGTTATGGTTATGTTGAGTTGTCAAACACAGCTTCTTCTCTAGGTAACGCAGCTGATTACCTAGGTAAAGTTAGTATTGATAGCGCAAACGTTTCTTTCAAGTAATCCAATTACTTGTTGTAACAAGCAAGGGCTCTTCGGAGCCCTTTTTATTGACTTAAATATCATATGTTCGATCAAATCCAACAATACAATCTTCCAGTGCCTGATAACTTTATTGACGAAATTTATAAGTTAAAATTAGTAGTTAAGAAACAACTGAGATCAAACCAACTAGGCTGGCAAAGCCAGCAGTTAAAAAATACTAAATTAATACCTTGGGCTAACGATTTTGTAAATTTGTGTTTGACAACAATAAATGCTATCCAGCCTATTGAGTATCTATGGTTTAATATCAGCCCTCCGGGAGCATTTCATAAAAGGCATTTTCATGGCGGAGCAAGCCAAGCAGGAGTATTTTATATTAAAACTCCCGTAAATTGTGGCTGCATAGAGTTTAAGCATAAAGAACAACTGTTAAGTATAGAACCTTATAGTGGGCTATTACTACTATTTCCGGCAATTCTTGAACACAGGGTGTTAGAAAACACATCTAATGAAGATAGAATCACCTTGGTATTTAACTTAAGACTATAACATAAATACATTGTACGACTTATAATTATGTAAGTTTTATGCGGAAATCCAACCGCGTATGGCCTAGAACGCCATCTTTCTTAAGGAGAAAATAAAATGGGACGTCCTCTAAACAAAAAATATTTTGGTAACCGAAACATCGGTACCGGTGGCAACCAAGTTGGTGGCAATAATTCAAACAATCAAAACTATGCCGATGACCGTATTGGCGGTGAAGGTGTAGCCAGCTATGGTACAATCGTAGCAGGCTCAGGTTGGACAGCAACTCCGACAGTTACATTCAGCACACCGAATATCCCAGGCGGTGTTAGTGTTGCTGGTACAGCACATTACAAAGCATTATCAGCCGCAGTCGCAGTGGGCGGAACAACAGCTTACCCTGTTGGCACAGTAGTAGGTGTTACTGGCGGTTCAACTTTTACTGTGGCTACATTAGCAGGTGCTACCACACTTTCAACAGTGACTATTGGTACAACAGCAAACCTAACATTTTCTACAACTACACTACCAATTGCAGTTGGTACATCAATTTTAGTCGGAGGCACTGACACAGAACCTTGCGGACTAATACCATCAACATACTATGTTTCTGCTAGCCCAGCACCAACCGCTACCGCATTCACACTAACAGACACGTTTGCTAATGCCGTTGCTGGTACTAATAATCTTGGCGCAACAACTGCTGGAGCTACAACTGGTTTGACATTTACAACACGTAGTGGTACAGCACCTGCAGGTGTAGTAGCAACTGTAACTACAACCGCCGCCGGTGATCGTACAACATTTGCCGCAACACCACTAGCTACAACTAACACAGCGAGCGCAACAGGCCTAACATTAAATGTAACTTATGGATTGTTAAGCATTGTGGTAACAGAAAAAGGTTCTGGTTATACAGCACCAGCAGATGCCGCAGTAACTTTTGGTGGCGCAACTGGTGCTGCCGCAACAGCAGTATTAACAACTGATAGCGGTAACATTGGTTCAGCAACTAATCAAGAAAACGCAATCATTATCCGTGCTAATACAGGTAACGAAGGCGCTAACATTTCTGATATTATTCGTCAAGTTTCTGGTCGTCGATATAAAGTTATATCAGACGGTACTATTGCAATTTGCAAATTAGTTGCCGACGATACCCCAGCACTTCGCGAAGCATACATTAAAGCAACAGATGCTAATGGTAATACATATTATGTTATGAAATTAACAGCTCGCAAAGCAACATTAACTCAGTGGACAAACAATGAAACAACTTGGTTGTTTGCCACAGGTGCAACTGCTCCGTGGTCATTTACTTCAACAGCAAATGGTCGTGTAATTATTGAAAACGCTTAATTAAGACTAGGGGCTTTGGCCCCTACTAAGGATAAACATGGCAAAGATAGTTAAAGTTACTAGCGGTGGGTCAAACAGCTATGCTGGCTCTTCGGCTGACTATAAAATTGTTGTAGATTCAGGTGGTAAAATTCTTTTTAACACCGGCAATCAATTAGGTGAAGTTATTATCACAGGTAGTTTAACTGTCCTTGGAACAACTACATCTCTTGAAACAACAAATACTCAAATTAATGACAACGTTATTGTTCTTAATAAAGGTGAAAGTAGTGCAGGGGTTACGCTGGGCACCAGCGGATTAGAAATTGATAGAGGATCTGTTGATTCTGCCCAATGGGTCTATGATGAAAGTACAGATGCATGGAGTGCAAAGTATAAGACCAGCGGCAATTATATACCTGTTGCTACTAATAGTATTGTTACAGGCGGTAATGATTTAACTTTAATCGGATCTGGAACTGGCGTAATTACTGTATCTGGTACCGTTGATTATGAAAACTATGTCACTAATGATGATATAGTCCCAAACAAGAAATATGTTGATGATTATGTTGCCTACTATGTAGCAACTCACCCACCAGATGAGATTATTGATGCTGATAGTAGAGTAACTGTAAGTGATTTTGCTACTTCAGGTAGTCCTAGTCAGATTGAATTTGTAATAGATAATCTTACAAAAGGAACTATTGACTCAACTGGATTTGTAGCTGGTACTGTGAGGCTTGAAGGAAACGCAATTAGTGAAGATACTAGTGATACATTGCATATTGATGCATACCTAGCGTTGGATAATAGAGTAACAACTCCGTCAACACCTAGTACTAATGTAAAATTATATTCTAAAGCAACTCCGGGTAATGGAGGAACTGGTGTATACTTTGTTAATACGCAGGGTACAAATGACGAATTAATTAGTAAAACCAAAGCACTTTTATTTGCTTTAATATTATAAGGAAGAATAATGGCTTTAGTAAGCACAATCTTAACAAATTCAGCACAGCCAATCAGCGATGATCTAGCTACATCTTCTGCTGTGACTGTGATGTTATTTTGTAACTATAACACTCCTAGCAGTGTTGACAGTGCTTTAGGTAGACAGTGGTTAGAAGTATATGCAGTAAAAGATGGCGACAGCGTAGGAACTGCAAATAAATTAATGCACCGAGTACCTTTAGATGCAGGCGACACTTTTACTTTTAGTACTGAAAGAATTGTTTTAGATGCACATGATAGGATACATGCTAACACTCTAGGACAGGGTGTTGCAAGCGTAATCATGGGCGGTGCCGGCAGCTCATATGTCAATGGAGATCCAATTTATTTTGCTGACCCAGATTTTGCCGAAGGTGTAACTGCTACTGGATATGCACTGGTAACCGGAGGAGCTGTGACTGGAGTTTACATCACAGAGGCCGGATCAGGCTATATTAGTCCTCCGTCTATTGATTTTACACAATCTGGCGATGGCCTAGCAACTGGGACCGCAGTATTATCAAGTACTAGTCAAGTTACTTGTACAACTAGTTATGTGTTAATCTAATCATGAAATATATCCGTAGACAAAACCTTAATCAACAAAATGCACTTGATAAGAAAGTTCTAATAAAGCCAAACGGTGATATTGAATTTAATCCTACATCATCTGTAACTGTCAACGGCGAATTTATCACTGTTGGTACACAGGTTGCTAGTCCCGAAGTTACTAATGTAATGTATGTTACCTTAGACGGTGATGATGCAAATGATGGTATGGGCGAAGGTCCTCGCCAGGCAAAACGTACAGTCAAATCAGCCTGTGATGTAGCGCAAGAGGGCACAACTATTTTTGTTAGAAGCGGAACTTATTACGAGGACAATCCTATTAGAGTACCGCCTAAGGTAAGTATCATTGGTGACAACCTACGTAGAACAATTATAAAACCCTTAAATGGCACAACAAAATGGAACATAACACACATTCAAAGAATTGATGGTCTAGTTACAGTTACCCTTGATGTTGAACACGATTTAACAGTAGCTGATAGAGTAAGAGTAATATGCTCACAAGCAGACATTGATGATGAAAATGCAACGATTGTAACAATTCCAGACTCGATGTCATTTACCTATAATGACTATGGTACCAATCTTACCTATGCAGCAGCTACTGGGACTGTAGAACGCGGTACAGACCTTTTCCTAGTTAACAGCCAAGTTTACATAGCACAACTGGTTATTAGAAGCTTACCTGCTCCGGCATACTGTATCAACATTGATAACGAAGCTATTGTTGATACATCACCCTACATTCAAAATTGTTCAAACATTAACGGACCATGGTTAAACAATGGTGAAGAATGGTTACCTTTTATAACAGAACAACGTAATACAGCAGGTGTTATGGTAACTGGTCCCCGTCCTCTATTAGACGAAGAGTTAGATCCTGCATACTTAGATGTCTACGGTATAAATCAACGTGGTGGCGGTGGTGGTATGTTAATTGACGGTGACAGATACAGTTCTGTATCACCAATACAGTCAATGGTAGCAGATGCGTTTACACAGGTAGCGCAAGGAGCTGTTGGATTTCATATTACTAACTTTGGTTATATGCAGTTAGTGTCATGCTTCAACGTGTTTTGCCACATTGCTTATTATACAACCAAAGGCGGTTATCTAAGTATATCAAACTCTGTATGTGACTTTGGTAATTATGCATTTGTTGCAAACGGCTATTATCGAACTCCTTATGATAGCGGTGTAATAACTACAGATTATTATTCAAGCGTTGGCTCAGTTACTATCGATACCACTGGCAGTAATTATACTATTGCACCAACAGTTATATTTGACCCGCCGACTACCCCAGGCAGTGTCCAAGCAGAAGGCACAGCAGTTATTGATACAATAACTGGAAAACTAGTTGCAATTAGCATAGACGTGCCAGGGTCAGGTTATGACTTTCAACCAAATATTACACTCACCGGCGGCGGCGTAGATCCAGGCCTTGTACAAGGCTCAGCCACAGCTAATCTTCAAAAGAATATAACAGTTACAGTAGATAATTTAAGCAATAAACCACAAGTTGGTAGTATAATTTTCTTTGGCGATGATCCCACAGGTTATTACATAAGTTCTACATCAAATTCAAATCAAACATTTGTATACAACGAGAGAAAATGTCGTAGAGATGTTGAATTAATTTTAAATTCCGTCTTAACAGATATGACGTTTGGATCAAACTATTCTAGTGTTGCTGCCGGCCTATCTTATATAAGGTCATATGCAGCAAAAGTTACAAGCCTACAAAAAGCACAGACCATTGCTGGATTAAATGAAGCAAGAGATCTTGCAATAGCACTAACTGTTAATCTATCGGCACAAACTGCAATAACTGACAATTTTGGTATAGTCACCGATATTATTGATTCCGGTGTCGGCGCTGCACCAGCTGTTAGCATACCTAGTTCGTTAACTAGAGAAGAAGGGTATTCACAGGCTAAAGATATTTTATTAGCAAATAAATTGTTTATTCAAGATGAAATTACTGCTTGGATTGCCTACAATTATTCCGTATTAGACTATGATAGTGTAACTTGTTCGAGAGATGTAGGATTAATTATTGATGCGCTATGTTATGATTTAATGTTTGGTTCTAATTTTAGATCAATTACAGCCGCACGTAGTTACTATAGAGCAGGCGCGGCAGTGGTAACACAATCCCAGAAAGAAGCTACACTTGGCGCATTTCGTTACTTAAAGACAATAGCGGCTGCAAAAATCAACGATAATAATACCGCAGTGGCTAGTGTCGAAAGTAACATGGACATTATTATTAATGTTCTTGAAAACGGCCTAGACGAAATAGGTGCATTAATAAGACCCGATCCAACAGGATACAGTAACAATTATAAATTTGCTAGAAACTTAATTGATGAGAATAAAGAATTTATTAAAGCAGAAGTTAGTGCATATCTCAACATAAACTATACAGCAATATGGACTGCATTAAGCCCAGCGGGCCAAGCCAATTGCCAACGTGACACTGGTTATATTCTTGACGCACTATATTATGATCTTACCTATGGCGGCAATTTAGAAACTACTATTGCCGGTAGAGCTTATTATTCTTTTAGTGTATTACAAATAGATCCTGCAGAAAAAGCAGCCACTTTAGCTGCCTATGATCACATGAGAATTATCATAGGTGATATTGCTCAAAATATAGATATTGTTCAACTACAAGGTTCTGTACTACAAGTCACAGGATTACCCGGATCGTTGGCAGCTGCAAATACTGCCAAAGATTTAATACAAAATGTCATCGACATTATCGATACAAATGTCTACACTGACGTAGAACCTAGTACTGCTTGGGTTGATACAGAGTTAGTAGAAAAGAATACAGCACTACAATATGCAAGAAGTTCTATACAAGATTCTGTAATCAAATACATCAACAGTAATAATTTTATCTATAATTCAACTACTTGCCGCCGAGATGTTAGTTATATTATTGACGCTATGGCCTATGATTTAGCCTACGGCGGAAATACACAAACAGCCAATGCCGCAGCAGCCTATGTTGAAGGTAGTGTGATTGCAGGGCAAGTAGAAGAAACATTAGCGGCATACAAATATTGGAAAACTATTGTTGGAAATATTGTAAGAAATATTGAAATTAATACTACCCCTGGAAATAACACAGCTCAAAATATTAGCATTAGCAAAGGTTCTCCGGTACCTGTTAGCGGACCAGCTAGTTACGCACAAGAATTGTTACAGATTATTATTGATGTAGTAGATCACGGAACTGGATATATCCCTGATCCAGTCACACTTCCAGAATATAGTGTAGGTGACGGCGCCCTTTCAATTATTAGAACTGATATACTGGATAATGTAGCAACAATACAAGACAGTGTAATTGACTACTTGAATAGTGCATATGGCGGAAATATTGATGTGACATTATTTCCAGCAGTGCAACAAATAACTTCGGGTACTGTTGCACGATTACATAATGTAAGTACAATTAGTACTGGCGGTACAGCCATGGAATATGTTGGTGCAGGGGTTACCTATAATGCACTTCCATTCTTTGGCGGAGAACCAATCCCAGAAAACGAACGCATAGAAATTAACAACGGAAAATGTTTCACCGTTACTAACGATCAAGTAGGTAATTTTAGAGTTGGTTCAATCTTTAGAGTTAATGCACTAACCGGTGAAGTAACTATTGATGCTGAAAATATTAGCTTATCTGGTATATCTTCAATTGGCCCATTTAAACGTAATGGCATTTATGTTGGTGTACAGCTAAAAGAAGTTAGTGATAATACAAATTTAATAGCCAGTATTGGCACACAAGATAACAATACTGTACCTACACAGTATGCTGTCAGCCAATATGTAGAAAGTAGATATCTTAATAAGGTAACCACTGATCCAGAAACAGTGGCTAGCAATTCCATAACATTTGATGGTAGCATTGCAGTTAATGGTGGAACATTAAGTACAACTTATAGCAATTTTAGTCTAGTCAATGCCGCAGCAACCACTGTTAATTTTGCTGGAGAAGCTACCACAGTTAACATTGGCGATGCTACGGGTATTGTTTATATCAACGGCGACCTACAGGTCAAAGGTGGAGACCTAACCACTGATCAAACAACATTTAATTTATTAGACACTACTGCTACTACTATAAATTTTGGTGGTGATGCTACTGTTATTAGCATTGGTAAAGACAGCGGTACCACTACGGTTAATAATAATTTTAAAGTTAATATTAATTCAACACTAGGCGATGACACCACTGCTCAGAATACTCTTAATGGTAAATTAATATCTAATATTCCCGACAACATTGGATCAGCTGTTGAATTTAAAGAAAGTACAAATAGCTATTTAAAATTTGATACTTCAAACAGCGTTGAGCTTACAACATTTGGCACACTGCCAAAAGTATCATTTAAGAATACTACAGATGCCAGCAGTGCAACAAGTGCTGCTATAACTTTTGATGGCGGTGTTGGCATTGCTAAGAAATTATATGTGGGCACAGACTTAACTGTTAATGGAAATAGTGCTCTAGGTAATGATAGAGCTGTGGATACACATACAGTAGATGGCACACTATCAATTAATGTGCCTGATAATACTGCTGTGGCATTTCAAGTTAAAGAAAACACACAAACTTATATCACGGCAGTTACTACAGATGGCAGTGAAAGTGTAACAATTGAATCAACTCCGTTACTATTAGTTAAAAATACTACTGATAACACCTTAGGAACAAATACCAGTGGTGCTCTACAAATTACTGGCGGTGTAGGCATTGCAAAGAATTTAACCGTTGGCAAAGGGTTAAGTGTAACTGAAGATGTAGAAATTAAAGGCGGCGACTTAACCACCAATCAAACAACTTTTAATTTACTAAACACTACTGCTACTACCTTGAATATAGGCGGCGCCAGTACATCAACTAATATTAGTAGCGTTGCCAGCGGTACTACTACTATAGGATATGATCTTGTAGTTAATGCCGACTTGCAGGTTAAAGGTGGCGACCTAACCACCAATCAAACAACATTTAATTTACTAAACACTACTGCTACTACAATTAATTTTGCTGGAGTAAGTACTAGTACAGCCATTGGTTCTACAGGCAGTGGCACTACTACCATTGGTTATGACCTTGTGGTTAATTCAGACCTACAGGTCAAAGGTGGCGATTTAACCACTAATCAAACAACATTTAATCTATTAAACACCACTGCTACAACTTTGAACATTGGCGGCGACGCCACCACAGTCAATCTTGGCAAGAGTACGGGAACGGTAAATATTGGTGTACTAGCATTAACCACAGATCTTGAAGTACAGTATGGTGGCACAGGTGTAAGCAGTTTTACAGCCAAGGGGGTAGTATATGGAAATAGTACCAGCGGATTGTTAGTTACTGCCGCTAGTAATCCAGGTAGCAATGCTACTGCTAGTTATGGAATTTTAACCACAGACGGAACTAATGTTCCAGTCTGGACAGATGTGATAGATGGCGGTACTTATTAACGGGCGATAGTAATATCCTGACCCAGGGCGACGAAAGTCTTGACCCAACCTAGATAGGAAGATGAGATGGCGACAAAAATTAAACATAGACGGTCCAGCGTATCTGGAAATGTTCCAACGGCTGGACAAATTGATGTAGCAGAATTTGCCTTCAATACCACAGACGGATCAATCTTCATTAAGAATGAAGCCAGCGACATCATTGATGTAACGGCAAATTTATACAAGAAAAATACCAGTATTGCCCTAACAGATACCGGCACTGATGGTACTATCACCATGAAGGCCGACGGTGATATAACGATTGAAGCCACTTCAACTTTAATATCCCTTAAACAAAATGCCAGTATTGAAGACGCCAAAGAACTGCGATTAAAAGAACTGGCCGCCAATGGCACAAACTATTCTGGATTTAAATCGTCTGACAGTTTGGCTAGCAGTTATATTCTAACGCTGCCAACAACTAATGGTACTGTTGGACAAATAATGTCTACTGACGGCGATGGGCAACTGTACTTTTCTGACTCTGATGTGTTTGGTGGTAACAGAGTTTATGTATCTGCTAGCAAAGGTGATGATACTAATGACGGTATAACAGCTCCTGTACTAACAATTAAACGTGCTTGCCAAATTGCTTCTGGTTTAGTTTATACATCTGGTAGTCTAGTTAATGGACAAAAAATAAACGTCATTGTTGCAGCAGGTGATTATACAGAACAAAATCCTATCATTATTCCAGACAATGTCACAGTTAAAGGTGATAGTCTACGTTCAGTGGTCATACGTCCTGCTAATGCCAATCAAGACATGCTGCGTGTGCGTAACGGTTGTTACTTTGGTGAATTTACATTCCGTGACGGACTCAGCGGAAATACCCCAACCTATACTTGGAATTATGCTGTGTCATTTGACGACCCGTTAGACCTTACAGTAAGTAGAACACTGTATACCTATCTTCCTTCGACTAAGCCACTGATCACACAATCTCCTTATATTCAAAACTGTTCAATTATTTCATTCTTAGGGGGCAATGGTGCACTAGTTGACGGCAGTAAAGTAGTTACTCCAAATACTTCAGCAAATCAAATTGAAGCAGAAAATCCAGTAAGCGGACCAGCACCTGATCAAGGTAAGTCAATGGTGGCCAACGCCTTTACCATGCTGTCGTTTGGGGGTACAGGCTGGCGATTGATCAATGATGCTTATGCACAGATCGTTTCATGTTTCCAAATTTTCATGTTGAACGGTGTGTACACACAGAGTGGCGGTTATTGTTCTATTACTAACTCAGCTACTAACTTTGGTTTATATGCTCTACGTGCCAGCGGTTACAGTCCTCACGCATTTGCCTTTGACAAGGGTTATATTGGTACAACTGGTACAACAGGAAGTACTCAAACAATCACCGCATTTGGATGGACTCGACCCGACGGTCCAATAAACGAATTTGTCATAAGAATATATGATCCAACAACAACGGCAGACCTAACCAGCACTTATAAAACTACTTTGCCCGGATATCTAGCTACAAGTTTTAATGCAGCCACTGCGGTAAACACTGCAACTAACATATTTACAATCAGCAGTCATGGATTTTTAAATGGTGACACGGTTACCTATGACTCAAACAGCGGCACTGATATTAGTCCCTTATTCAGCGGAGATACAGTTTACATAGGTTATCTAAGTAGCAGCACTTTTAAAATTTATTACGACGACAGTCTTACACGAGAAATAGACATTATCAGCGTGGGTGTGGGAACGCAATATTTTAGAAAACAAGATTATGAAATGTATGTTGATGAGGTCACTGATACGCATAATCAATTTCAAACACTGACTTTAGATGCAGGAAGCCCATCGGGATACTCATTTACCATAGGTGATTTAGTTGAAGGAACTACAGGCGCTTACCCCAATAAGGCCTATGTATACAGTTATAACAGCGGCACTAAACAATTAGTAGTCTGTGTCAATAAAGTAACGATAGGATTAACTGAAACTAGAAATAATTTTACCACACTAAGCCAAATTACCAGTGTTGCAGGTGTTGCAGCCAGTTATTTTATGACTTCTGGTGTAGCATCAAGGACTGACTTGTATGGTGCAGACTTTGAAATACAACCTACTGTGGTCAGTGGCGCACTTACCACGGTGGTCACACTCCCAGGTAAACAAATTTGGTTCCACAGACCCAGTGTTACTAACTCATCTGGACACACTTGGGAGTACGCAGGTTCAGGTACAGACTATAATGCTCTACCACAGAACGGCGGCAAAGGTGTTGCTGCCTATGAGCAGGTAAGTGAAAATACTGGTAAAGTTTATACATCAGGAACCAACGAACTAGGTGACTTTAAAGTTGGTAATTTTATCACTGCTTATAACAGAACAGGTAACGTAACATTTACCAACAAAATTACTGTTGATACACTGGACGTTCTACGACTAGGTGTAGGTGGAGTCACAGTTGAAAGTATCAGTATTGATCCTGAGTTGGGACTAAACGAAACTGGCGGTCCAAAAGATACTAGAATTAGCACTCAGTTGGCTGTATACAGTTACAATCAAATTCACCTTGGCAACGTTATTGATAAAAACGTGAGTACAAATGCAGTGCCAGGCTCACTGGTCCAGTTAAATTCTAATGGTCAAATTAACAGCGACCTAATCCCCACTTCAAGAAGTTTTAGCAGTTTTAGCTCTGCAGGTGTTAACAGCAGATTAGATCTAGCAGACGGTATACCAGCAGGTGATGTTCTTAGTGGCGACATCGCAGTTGAATCTTTTTACCAGCAAGAATTAACCATTGATTATCCAATAACTGCCGCTATTGGTACAGCAGTTATACAAACTACTGGAAATACAGCCACAACTTCAATAACATCTACTGCAAACTCATTTACAGTAACACACACTGGTACACTGACCAACTCAACATACGTGTTAATTGAGGGAGTGACTCCCACTGCCTACAACGGAGTATGGCTAATCAACAAGGCAAGCTCAGGATCATTTACTGTATTTTCTAACAGTAATCCTGGAACTGCCACTGTACAAGGTACAATTTACTATGGCGGGGCCAGTGGCCGGTTAACAGGTTCTTATACTGCCGCCACTGCTATCGTTGTGGGCAGTGTGTTCACGAACTTTAATACACCATTTGTCACAGGTGCCAGCACTCTAATTATTGGTACAGATAGAACACCAAGTGACACCAATACCTCGGTAACTGTAAGTATTGCCACTACCGCAGCCAGTGCCAGTTTGAATTATTTCTTGAATGTCGGTACATATTCACAATATCTAGTATTAGAAAACACAGCTACACCAACATTTACCAATGGCAGCATCAGCGCGGCACTTAGATATAGTAATGTAGGATACATTACAACCAGCTCTGCACATAACTTTAGCACAGGCAATGAAGTTAAAGTCAATGCTGTCACAGATAGTTTTGATGGAACTGCCTATGTCACTGTAATTTCTTCAACTGAATTTAGTTATAGTAGCAGCGGTACTGACACTACTGCCACTGCAACAACCACATCAACTGCTACTCTAGTAGCAGTTACTGGTACAAGTACCACAGGCAGTGTGGCAACCGCTGGTCTAACCGGCACTATTGCAGTAGGAGATTATGCATTTGGTGCCACATTACCCTACGGTGCCAAAGTCACTGTGGTTAACATGGCGGTTAACCCAAGAACATTTACCATAGCCTGGCCAACATCAGCTACAGTCACAGGAACCAGCACGGCTGCACTGACATTCATCACTCCTGCTAGTGAAACCGGCACAGTTCGATCAGTACTAACAGCGGCTGACTCTTCAAGCCAGGGTGAATTTACAGAACTACGTTCAGGCGTATTAACCGCAGTTAACAACTTATCAGGATTAACTGGAGGTAGTAGTTATGTAGCCGGTATATATTCTAGAGTACCTTTGACTAATCAAACAGTGGCAACAACCAGTATTAGTAGCACAGCCACAGTGGCTACTATTACACATGGTACTACAAGTATAAACACATTCACCACAAGCTCTCAAGTGGTCATTGCAGGCACCACAGCATCCAGTGGCAGTGCAGGACAGTACAACGGTACATGGACTGTGACCAGCGGTTCAGCAGGATCATTTACTATTACTGGAACATTTACCAACGGTGCAACAGCCAGCGTACAAGGTACAGTGGCCAGCGGTGTTGGCGAGTGTGCTCTTGCAGCCATCACAGTGTCTGGCGCAGGAGCAGTCACCGATGTTGACCTAGTATTTGGTGGTGCCAACTATGCTGTAGGTAGTACACTAACTACCAGTAATGCGTACCTAGGCGGTGCAGGTTCTGGATTTAAAATAACAACCACTGCCATAGAAAAACGTGCCTATATAAACTTATTTGGTGGTCAAACATTCATTGCCACAGCAGTTTCTCCGGACTTTGTAGAAGAAAATGCCAGCACTGTGCTAACAGCAACAGCAACTGGTACTGTGGTTGCAACATTTAATGCCCAATCAACTGGTTCCGGCGGCGGCGTTGACACCCTATTGAATAGAATTACTACATTATCGGCACACGGATTTACCACCGGTGATCCTGTACTCTACAATCCCGGAAGTGATCCTGCTGTTGGAGGATTAACCAGCGGAGTTATCTATTATGCTAAAGTTATTAGTGCCAGCACCATAGAACTTTATACAAATTATGGCATATCAACAATAATAGTATTGTCTACATCAACAGGCACTGGCCATACATTCACTAGAAGTACAGTGGATATTATCGACAATACAATAACCATACCAAGTCATGGATTTAGTACAGGTGATGCGTTCCGCATAAACGGCAGTGATTTACCCTACATAAGCAGCGTACAAATCACATCCGGAAGTCGTTATTTTGTTGGTTCTGTTACAACCAACAGTTTTAGTATCCACGAACTACGCAGTGATGCACTGGATAGTATTAGTGGTGTTACTATCAACACACTTAATATTACAGCCACTGGTTCCGGTACTATTACTATTACAAAAAATAACATTAAGGTAACTTCAACGGTTAATACCAGTAGCAGTAATTTTGATGATTGGAATAGTCTAACAACCACTACCATTGACGCAAGTAGTATTATTTCGGGTATTATTAGTACATCAAGACTGGCCTCAGGTAGTGCAAGCAGTAGCACATTCTTACGCGGCGACTCAATTTGGAGTCCTGTGGTACAAAGTGCTGTACTAGCATCAAGTTCCGCATTGACATTAAGTGGCACAGGCGTTGGTCCTTATACAGGTGCACTGACATTTGATGTTGTCAAAGCAGATAAGACTGGAGGTAGTGGCGGTTATTCAACTACAGGTGTAGCCAGTTTTAATACCACACAATTTTCAGTTGGGGTCGGCGACAGTCTAAGTGCTGGTCAAGTATTGATCAAAGCAGGCGTTGTTGATGCAGGCACACTAGATACCTATGATTCAACATATTTTTTAAATCCCAGTAATTTAACCAGTGCTGTGCCAGTGAACAAAGGTGGTACTGCTCTTGTTACATACACTGTTGGTGATACTCTCTACGCCAGTGGTTCAACTACTTTAAACACCGTGGCTATTGGGGTAGCAGATACTGTAATGACCAGCACTGGGTCAGCACCCCAATGGAGTCCAGCATTAACAATAGCAAAAAATATTAGTGTTTCTGGAGCAGATGTTACTACATCAAGCACTGGCGCAAGCACATTGTTTAACACCAATTCACTGGCATTGAAATTAGGCGGAGCTGCAAATAATATCAATATTGGTTCAAGTACGGCTAGTCAAAGTTTGTCTTCTACAGTAAAAAGTTATACCACCGGAGGCAGTGCCAGTACCACTGTTACAGTGAACGTAGGATTAACCGCAGCTATCAGCACTGTGGCTAGAGCAACAAATACTAGTACAATTACTACCAGTGCTAATCATGGATTAACCACAGGCGATGTAGTCACAGTAGTTTGTACAAGTGATACAGCGTTTAGTGCAATAGCAGTGAGTGTAACAGTTACAGGACTAACTACATTTACCTATGCAAATAGCGGAACTAATACTGGAAGCACAGGCGGAACAGGCAGTGTTTATATTGGCGTAACTGGAATTGATCTTGGAACTACAGCAAGTAACGGTGATACAGCACTGATATTTGTCAGCACCACAGGTGTTAGAGCAGGCATGCTGGTACAAAGTGCTGCCAGCGTTGCCGCAGGCACTACAGTTGTTGGCGTTAATGCCACTAGAGTATATCTAAGTGCAGCATTAACTGGCACAATTACCAGTGGCGTTGCTATAATTTTTACCAATACTAATACCAGTTTAGGTATTAGCACAGGTGATCAAATTACTATTGCTAGTTCAACAGTGACTAATTTAGATGGTACTTGGCCGGTGACCAGTGCGGGAGCAACATCAACAACATTTAACGTTAAAGTAACCACTGCTGTTACAAGTACAAATGCTACCAGAGCAGGTACTGTAGTAAGAATAAACAACTTGATGTTAAAGAACAGAACTGTGACACTGGGCAGTTCAGAAGCCAGTGCTAGCCCTGTGGCGGCAACATTAAAAGGTGAAAATGCTGTAGGTACCAATGTCGCTGGTGCGGCCCTAACTGTTCGTCCAGGTCTGTCAACTGGCAGTGCCACTGGCGCTGTGATCAACTTCCAAACAGGCACTACGAGTACTACTGGTGATACTACTCAGTCAGCTGTAACTAGAATGACAGTGACTCAGAGTACTGCCGATACTACACTAGATTTAACCACAGCAATGACCACTGCTAATGTGTTTAACACAACAGCAACCACAGTCAATGCTTTTGGAGCAGCTACCAGCATCAGTATGGGCACCGGCAGCAGTGGAACATTTACCATTGGCAGTGCTCTAGTAGTAATTAATAGCACTAAGTCTATTCAGATTCCAGTGGGTACTACATTAGAGAGACCTAGTGCAGTAACTGGACAAATACGTTTTAATTCAACGTTAAGCACATTTGAAGGCTATGGCGCCAGCGGGTGGGGCAGTCTAGGTGGCGTTAAATCAGTTGACGGTTTTACATACATTATCCCAGAAACAAGTCCAGGTGCAAGTAACGGTGAATTAGAATTTTATGTTGAAGATGCAGCCGGTACTGGTACGGTCAAGGCCGCTGGTTTAAATAGAACAAAGTTAGCAGTGCTACCAACTACAGCTTCTACTACTAGCACAACCGGTGCTCTTACAGTAGCAGGTGGCGTGGGAGTTAGTGGTAATGTCTATGTTGGATCAGGTAGTAAAGTAGGATTTGTAAATGCCAGCGATGTTAGTGTAGTATATCAAGTTTACAACAGTGTGGCAAATAGTTTAGATACAATTTTTGGATGATAATTTAAATGGCAAATAGATATTGGGTCGGCGGAGCAGGTACATGGGATGCATCCAGCACCACACACTGGAGTGCGTCTTCAGGTGGTGCCAGTGGTGCGTCTGTGCCTACCGCAGCCGACAATGTGTTCTTTGATTCGGCCAGCAATGCCACAGCGTATGCAGTCACACTTGGCAGTAACTTTGTGGGTACAGCATCATTTTCAACTATAACTGCGTTGACCTCCACGGTTACTGTGGCCGCTGTGACCAGTGGGTCGTTGACTGTGGGAGCTTTAATTGTTATTTCAGTAACATTGTTCAGGATCACTAGTCTTGGAACTGGCACAGGTGGCGTGGGCACTTATAACTGTAATGTGTTGCGTGGAAATAATGGCAATGGCGGCGGCACACAGGCCGTATTTTCTCCAACGCCAATTTGTGCTGATATTAGTTTTTCAGGACCCACAGCAGGATCACTAACATGGGTTGTGACCAACAGTGCCATTGAAGTTGCCGGTAGTGCAACAGTGGCTGCATCGGGTGTGACCATGAGTCCAATACTGATCTACACTGGTTCCAGCACCCACACCATCACAACTAACAGTGTGAGCATGGCTAGTGCATATTTGGCCGGAACTGGCACATATACCTTGGGGTCTGCATACACTGCTAGCAATTTATATTTCTGTCTCGGCACGTTCAACACCGCCAATTTTGCTTTGACCGTTGTTGTATTTGACCAAGATTCTGCTACCACCAGAACGATAAATTTGGGATCAAGTACTGTGACTATCAGTGGCGGCAGCTATCCTGTAGGGAGTGGTAATCCTAGTAGTGTCTTTGGCACTAATGTAACATTTAACGCAGGTACCTCTCAGGTAAATTTCACTGCCACTAGTAGCTTTTACATTAGTTTTGGTTTGAACAAAACTTGGTATAATGTTTCGTTGACAAGCACTAGTGTAAACAAAAGTGTCACTGGTGGTATACAACTTGGGTATGGCGCTACTGATACTCCTACATTCAACAACTTTAGCATTGCTGGACAAGCAATAACAAATACAGGAGTAGCACAGATACTTTTGCGAACCAGCATGACCATCAATGGTACATTTACCATTGGTGCTGCCGCTTCGGTCATAACCAGATTGATGTTAAGGTCAAATGCTACCGGCACCGTAAGAACTATCACAGCGGCTGCGTTTGCTGCTGGTGCCACTGATGTTGACTGGATGGATATTACCATTGCTGGTGCAGCCGGCACCATCAGTGGCACAAGATTTGGCAACTGTGGCGGATGTACCAACATCACCTTTGACGCGGCCAAAACTGTTTACTGGAATCTAGCAGGCGCACAAAACTGGTCAGCAACTGCATGGGCCACATTATCAGGTGGATCTCCGGCTGTGAACAATTTCCCCTTGGCACAAGACACAGCAGTGTTTGACAATACTGGCAGTGTCACAGGTACAATCACAATCAATGCTGGTGGTACAAACCAAGGATGGAACATTGGCACCCTAGACATGAGTGCCAGAACCAGTGCCATGACCTTGGCTGCCAGCAGCAGCACCAGCTACCCTTGGATATTTGGGTCCTGGATCAATGGGTCAGGGGTCACTGTGTCTGGTGTAACTGGGGTGATAACATTCTCAAATCGCAGTACAAAAACCATTAATTCAGCAGGTAAGACATTCACACAGCCTATCACAATTGATGCGCCGAGTGGTGGATTGCAACTGCTGACAAACAATTTGACCGTGGATACTACTGCTACAACAACATTGTCCGCAGGTACACTGGACTTGAACAGTTTGGTATTGAGCACTGGACTGTTTAGTGCAAGCGCCACCGTCACAAGAACCTTGGCATTTGGCACCTCATACATCAATTTGACCGGCACAAACGGCACTATATTAACCATGTTTACTGGAACAGGATTAACAATCACTGGCACCCCAGTATTCAATGCCACAAACGCTGGCAGCGTTGGCACAAGAGCATTACAAGTTAATGGTGTAACCAGCAATTTCCCCTCACTGAATGTCTCAGCCGGCGCCGATTCTATTTCAGCCACTGGAGCTTGGACTGATCTAAATTTTACCGGATTCACTGGTGTATGGAACAACAACTCTTTCAGCATTTATGGTAATTTGACCCTGGCATCAGGCATGGCAACACCAACAGCTGGAACTAATACAATAACTTTTGCTGCCACCTCGGGCACCAAAACCATAACTACTGCTACAAAAACGCTAGACTTTCCCATCACATTCAACGGTGTTGGCGGCACCTGGTCTTTGCAAGATGCAATGACCTTGGGCTCAACAAGAACTTTGACAATAAACAACGGCACATTGAACTTGAATGGACAAACACTGACTGTTGGCACTGCATTTTCAACCTCAACCGGCACCAAGAATTTAACATTCAACGGTGGCACACTAGTGTGTCCCACATCGGGCGTGACTGCATTTAATAACGCTGCTCCCACAGGATTTACCACCACAGCAGGCACAGGCACTGGTTACATACAGATGACTGGTGCCACAGCCAAGACATTTGTGGGCGGTGGATCAACATTCAACTGTGTGCTACAACAAGCAGGTGCTGGTGATTTGACCATAACAGGATCAAACAGTTTCCTTGATCTACAGGCCACTGTGGCCGGCCAACCATCTATTATTTTGTTCACTGCTGCCACAACCACTACATTTACCAACTTCACACTGTCAGGCACAGCCGGTAATTTGGTCACTATCGGCTCGGTCACAGCCGCTAGTCACACCTTGAGCAAGGCCAGCGGAACAGTTTCAGTCAGCTACTTGAGTATCAGTAGATCCACAGCCGCTGGTGGCGCAACTTGGAATGCTGCTAATTCTACAAACGGCGGAAATAATAGCGGCTGGATTTTTGCCGCAGTTATCGCAGTAGCATCAAGAATTACATCAACTGGGGTATTATCAATAGCTGGGGAGTTAGACGAAGTTACTCAGGCTACAATTAGACTCACGCCAACTTTTTTATACTCAAGTGAATTTGATGAATATACCCTGCAAGGTGCAGGTGGAGGCCTAGCAAAAAGAGAAACAGCCGCTGGCAAAATTCAAGTAACTGGATCGTTTGATGAGTACAACAAACCTTATGCATAAGTAACTATATGGACAACTAACATGGCAAAACTACTATCAGGAACAAGAATATACGGAACAGCAACAGTTGATTCCACGCTAACACTACAAGATCTAGTAACATCTGCTGCCACTGCTAATATAGCAAATACAACATCGACTACAGTTAATGCGTTTGGTGCAGCAACTACATTGGGGATAGGATCATCTAGTGCCGGTACACTGACAATAAACAACCCAACAATTGCCACAAGCGTAACTAGCGGTACACTGGCATTGTTCAATACTGGCCTAACAGGCACATTAAATCTAGGTGGTGCTGCTGGTACATTTAGTATTGGTTCAAGTTCGTCTACTGTTACATTTAACGGCACAACAATTAACTTAAACGGGACAAATCCCAGCATAGCTAGTACTGCTACAGGAACTGCCAGTGTGTTCAATGCCAACATTACCACTGTCAACTTTGGCCAAGCAGCAGATATAACCATGAGTGCCACAGGAAAAACAGTTACAGTAAACGGATCTATATCAATTAAAGGCAACACAACCTTAGGTGATGCATCGGGTGACAGTGTAACTTATACAGCCAGCACAGGTACCGTGACTACCACATACGCATTTACCAATAATGATGCTGGCACAACTACAGTAGTTTATCCAATTAAATTTGCACATACTTTATCGTCTGGCACAGCAGCAGTGGGCATCGGATCAGGATTCCAATTTACTGCACCTAATGCATCGGGTACTATAATTGCTGGTGGAAGTATTGAAGCAGTTTCGACAAATGTAACTGCTACATCAGAAGCTTATGATGTTGTTGTGAGAGCATACACAGCGGGATCAAGCGGACAAGTAATAAAAGCCAACGGTACCTCACTAGAAGTAGGTGCAAGTAATTCTAACACTACAATTAAAACACTGGGCACTGGCACACTAACTGTGACTACAGGTACTACAGGTGCGTCAAGTGCTGGCGCCACTGTTACAGTCAGTGGTGGTGCAGGTGGTGCCACCAATGGCGCTGGCGGCCAAGGCGTATTCAAAGGCGGTGACGGTACTACTTCAAGTGCTGGCGGAGTGGCCACACTTAAAGGTGGTGCAGCAACGGGTACAAACATCACTGGCGCAAACACTGTAATTGAAGCAGGCAACGGTACTGGTTCAGGTGGTTCAGGTAGTATTGTTTTTAGAACTGCTAGTGCAGGATCAAGCGGTGCCAGCGCAGATACAATGACTGATAGATTGACTATCAGTAGTACTGGTAATATTGCATTTGCTGGTGCAGTTACTATTGGCGGAGATTTAACCGTTAACGGAACTGTGACCACGGTCAATTCTAGCACAGTTACCATTGATGATAAAAACATTGAACTGGCCAGTGTAGCAGCAATAACAGGCTTAACAGTGACACTGACCAGCGGTAGTGCAATAGTTACATTTATTGGTGCAAGTACAACTACAGGTTTACTAGCGGGACAAACACTTTCAATTACCACTGTACAAACTGGTAGTCCGGCATTTGGTGTTGGTGCAACTATTCAGAGTGTTGACAGTCTAACACAGGTAACAATGACTGGTAATGCTACAGGTACAACAGGTAACGTAACTGTTAGCTCAAGCGGCAGTTCAGATGCCACAGCAGATGGCGGCGGCATCACAGTCAAAGGCGCCACAGATAAGACATGGAGTTATGTATTTGCCAATACTGCATGGACCAGTAATCAAAATATTGATGCTGCCACGGGAAAAACTTATAAGATTAACGCATCTGATGTATTGAGTGCCAGTGCTGTGTTGTCTAATGCAACCACAGCCAGCATTGGTGCAACTGGCAGCGGCACAACAGTGAACGTTGGTGGTATTACTAATAACAATACTTTAAATATTCAAGCAAATGGTACTACAGGTACTGCTACCTTAGGTACTAACGTAACCAACGGAACAGTCAATGTATTTGCAGGCGTAACTGGCACTGCCAATTACAGTGATTCAACGCTGGCAATTACTATAGGTAATAGCATAACAGCATCGCAAAGTGTAAGTATTGCCACAGGTGCTACACTCAATGGAAATACCAAAACTATTAACATTGGTACTGCTGGTGTCAGCGGATCAATAACTAATATTACCATTGGTAGCGTTGTAAGTGGAGCAACCAGTACAACCACAGTCAACAATACGCTAAAAGTTGCTGTTGGAAGCACTAGTGGCACTGCCAACATAACAACAGATGTAACCACGGGCACATTAAATATTGCACAATCAGTAACAGGCACCGTAGCCATTGGTTCAAGTGGGACGGTCCAACTAGGTACTAGTGCAAGTGTGGCAACTACTGCACAAGTTGGTGGGGCCATTGACGGCAATACCCTAAAAATTGCAGGCACTGCCGCAGGAACAACCAGCGGTATTACTACAGATGTTACATCAGGCACATTTAACATTGCTCAGAGTGTAACTGGTACAGTAAAAATTGGAGCTAGTGGTACTGTACAGTTAGGTACCAGTGCAAGTGTAACCACTGTGGCACAAGTAGGTGGTGCTGTTGATGGTAATACCTTAAAGATTGCTGGTACAACCACAGGAACAACCAGTGGTATTACCACTGATGTAACCACTGGTACATTCAATATTGCACAATCAGTAACTGGCACTGTGAAGATTGGCCTAAGTGGTACAGTTCAATTAGGTACCAGTGCAAGTGTGGCAACAACAGCACAAGTTGGCGGTGCAGTAACTGGTAATACTCTAAAAATTGCCGGTACTGCTGCGGGCGCAGTTAACATCAGTTCTGATGTTACCACAGGTACCGTTAGTTTATTCACAGGATTGACTACTGCTGTGATGACTGTTGGTAGCGCAGCAGCAGGTACATTGGCTATTGCGTTTAATAAAGCCAGCACAAGTACTACAACAGGGGCTGTGACCATTGCAGGCGGACTTGGTGTTGCTGGTGCTGTTAATGCACAGACCAAGAGCTTCATTATCAGTCACCCAACTAAACCTGGTAAACTACTAAAACACGGTAGCTTAGAAGGTCCTGAATTTGGTGTGTATGTACGTGGACGTTGTACAGGAAAATATATTCAACTTCCTGACTACTGGACGGGCCTAGTTGCCGCTGACTCAGTAACAGTTGATCTAACACCCATTGGAAGTCATCAGAAATTATACGTAGAAAAGATAGATGGCGATCGAGTCTATATCGCCAACGATGCACTATTTGGTCGATCAGTTGACTGTTTCTACACAGTATGGGGCGCACGTAAAGATGTGGCCGCTCTAGAGATTGAGGCAGATGAGTAATGGGAATTAACTATAACGCTAGAGTTGTAAATCGCGGATTAGTATTATACTTAGATGCGGCCAATCCTGCAAGCCTTCCTGTAAACTCTGCAATATGGAAAGATTTAACTACTGCGGGGTATACTGCGTATATTCGAGGAACACCAACAACCTCAACATCATACGGTGGAGCAGTAACAACACCACAAAATCAAACTACAACTTATGTTGAGTTGCCCGAAGCTGCACTCCAATCGCTACCCAATGGATTGACTTGGACAATGGAATGGGCATTGACTATACTATCGCACAGCGGCACACGATATGGCCCGCATATGACAGTCTCCGGTGGTAACGATTTTATCTGGCAGTGGTCAACAACAGATAGCCAGCTGTTTGCCGGTTCACTAACGTCTGGTACAAATCCACCATGGACCCTGAATGTTCCTGCAAATTACACACTTACTAGAAACGACTCGGTTTGGAGAATATACAAGGATGGTGTATTTGCTGCCGAATATTCTTTATCTACAACTGATACTAGATTAATTCAGGGCTGGATATTAGACCAAGAAGCTGACGGATTAAAAGGATCATTTGATCCGGCTCAAAATTTACATGCAGACTGGCACTACATTAAATTGTACAATAGTGTGCTAACAGATGCAGAAATTTTAGAAAACTTTATTGCATTACGTGGGAGATCTACCCTTCCAAATTATATATTTGGAGTAATACCCGCATCAATCAATGAAGGAAGTTCCGGTACATTTAATGTGGTGACAAATAATGTTGCCGACAGTACTACTCTATACTGGACTATAGCTACTAACTCGGGTGACTTTTCTACCATTAACGGGTCATTTACAATTACATCTAATGCTGGTTCTTTCTCAGTAACTCCTACTGCTGATTTAACCACAGAGGGTGCTGAGACATTTACAGTTAGCATTAGAACAGTCAGTATTACCGGTACTGTGGTTGCCACTAGTTCATCAGTTACTATTAATGATACAAGTCTTACACCGGCCATACCCACCTATATATTTGGAGTAATACCTGCATCAATAAATGAAGGAAGTTCCGGTACATTTAATGTCACCACTACCGATGTAGCCAATGCAACTACTCTATACTGGACTATAGCTACTAACGCAGGTGACTTTTCCACCATTAACGGGTCATTTACAATTACATCTAATGCTGGCTCTTTCTCAGTAACACCCACCGCTGACCTATTGACAGAGGGTGCTGAGACATTTACAGTCAGCGTTAGAACAGTCAGTATTACCGGTACTGTGGTTGCCACTAGTTCATCAGTTACTATTAATGATACAAGTCTATCAAGTCTGATCACATCTGGACTACAGCTTTGGTTAGATGTAGGACGAACTGCAAGTTATCCAGGGACAGGTACAGCCTGGACTGATTTAACTGTTAACGGCAGAAATGGTACGATAGTTAATAGTCCTACATATACATCTGCCGGTGCCAGTAGTTATCTTAGTTTTGGAAGTGGTGCATCGCAGAGAACCAGTTTCACTTATCAAACGCCAGTTCAATCAGCAGCCACAGCGTTTACTTGGGATATATGGGCGTATCCTGTCGCAAACCAAGACAGTTATATTCTAATGGGTTATAGGGGAACTACACCGTTACAGTTTTACAAACTAACCACTCAAAAATTTGAAATGTATCCTGCTGAAATATTCTACTTGTTCGCTCTCAATGTCTGGCAAAATATTACCGCAGTCTATGATGGGTCACAAAGCGGAACAGCTAATATGAAACTGTATGTAAATGGCACAGCCGTGGGATTACGAGATGCTGACCAACCAGATTTTAGTCCTAGTGCTATGCCGTTTTATGTTGGCGGTGACCCTATTAGCAGTGAATTTGCCACTGCAAGGATTAATCAAGTTGCAGTGTACAATCGTGCTTTATCAGCAGGTGAAATTAGCACAAACTTTAATACGTTTAAAGGACGATTTGGATTATGAGTTTAGCCCACAGCCCCAGGATAGTTACTAGCAATTTGATATTATATCTTGATGCTGCTAATACAACAAGTTATCCCGGGTCTGGAACCACTTGGACTGACCTAAGTGGCAATGGTTATACAGGAACATTAACAAATGGACCAACCTATACCAGTACAAATAGTGGATCCATTGTTTTTGACGGAGCTGATGATAGAGTAGATTTATCATCAGCCATCGGACTAGTATCTCAATACACAATATCCTACTGGGCAAAAAGAGATGCAGAAGGTAGAATGCCTGTAACAACTACCACTATGTCTGATTTTTATTGGTTTGGGGATAATAGTTGGTATTATACCCACGGCGGGGTTAGTGGAGAATATTACTATTCAAAACCAACTTCAATACCATTGGGAACTTGGGGATACTATGCTGTTGTGTATGATGGAAGTAATGTATCTATTTACAGGCAAGGAATATATCAAGGGCAACAGGCAACAACAGGAACCGCAAACTTTTCAGCTCCATTGAGAATTGGATGGTGGAATAATGCTACGTATGCTTATTTAGGAAATATCTCTAATGTACAAGCATATAGTCGAGCACTATCAGCAGACGAAATAACACAAAACTTTAATGCTATTCGTGGGAGATATGGAATATGAGTACCATAGCAGGACCGCAAATTGTTTCTAGTGGATTAATCTATGACCTAGATGCTGGTAATAGTTCCGTGAGTTTACCAGTCAATAATGCTGTTATCAAAAACTGGTATGATGTATCCGGAAACGGTTTTGTTGCCACTGCACCAAACGGTATAGTATACAGTGCGTTATATGGCGGAACTCTTATATTCGATGGATTAACGCAACTCATTGACTTGGGAATCAGTGCATACGGACTAGGCATTGTAAGAAAAGCAACATTTAGTGGCTGGATGATGACCAATTCATCAGCCGCATACCTAGTCAGCGATTGGAATGGATTAGGAATGACCCTAAGATTTAATGGCCCAACGTCAGCAGATTTTTATGTCTATGGAAGTAATCGCAGAATTACAGCAACTTACACTTTTAATGTAGGATCTTGGTACAATATTGTTGGAGTTATGGACGGGGACAACATGTATATGTATATTAACAGCGCTCTTGTAGGAACACAAACCCTAGCAGAAGATATTGGAGCTAGTCCTAGCACATTGAAAATAGGAACCAGAGGTGATGGCTCCGACCGGCCTGCCCAGACAATAGGGTGTCTTCAGATTTACAATAGGGCACTTTCTGCCGAAGAAATACTGCAAAACTACAATGCCCTACGCATTAGATATGGACTGTAACTAAATATACTATATGGCAAACGCAGACAAAAATATCGTTATTACCCCCAATGTAGGCAGTACAACAGCACAGCCTAACATTGTTTTTACCGGTCAAAACGCCGTTCCTATTACTCTAAGGATAACAGACACTGGCGTACTAAGCTGGGAAGGATCAGCTGGACAACTTTTTAGTATCACCAACAGCTTAACTGGTACATTGTTCAGCATTAACGATATATCAGGACTGCCTATATTAGAAATAACAGATGCGCCTGCAATACTGACCTACGCACCAATAACAGGCGCAGCCGGTAAAACTATTTTAAATGATATTAGCAACCAATGTGACGGTAATAAATGTGTGTTTAATCTAATAAACGATCAAACAGCACTTTCAACCACATATCTAGTAGATTCAAAAGATTTAGAAGTTGTTGTTAACGGACAGCAACTAACACCTTATACACAACCACAGCCCAGTGCTTGGATACCGGTATTTGACAGCTATTCCAGCAAGATGTTTAGGATAAGAGAAAATCGGCTAATTATATACAACGCACCAGAGGTTGGTAGTCAAGTAAGAGTTACAGTGACTAAGACTTCCTCAACACGACAAAGACAGAGATATCCGTTTAGACCAGCAACAATCGCACTAGGAGATTAACAAAAATGGCCAAGCACGTAATTTTAGAAGCATATACATTTACACCAAGCACTCGCACAGTGGCGATCACGGGTAAAAACATCAGAAGAGAACAACTGCTGCTAATCACCAACACCACTACTAACACAGTAGTTTACAATTTTTCTGACCCAGATCTAAAAGCAACAAGTTATACCAATGCTATTAGTGCAACAACTGGACAGGAAACAACCACAGTTGTCCTAAACTATAATACAACATCAATGTCGGCTACTGACAAGTTGAGTATCATGGTTGAAGAAACCTACACTGAAATAGTGCCCTCAGAAACCATGCGGGATCCAGTGGATAAACTGCGTGTGTCAACTCCGCAGAGTTTAATTGACACTGACTTTGAATATGGCACACAGCCCACTAAGTGGGAAAGTCTACAGATGTTGAACAATCGCCCCAGCGCATTTTTTGATTCAACACAGTATAACTTGATCAGTGCAATGACCAGCTCAACAACCACAGTGACTGTGACCATGCAGGCATTCAATGCCTCTACAGGTATTGTCTCTGCTGCCGCTATTTCAACTATCACTGGTATTGGTAGTACAGTGGGTCTTTACCCTGGTATGACCATAATCAAACAAAGCGGTACTGGTGCATTTGGTAGTGGTACTACAACTATTCTATCAGTTGACAGCGCAACGCAGATCACTGCACAAAGTGGCAGTGCAATGAGCACTGGTACGCTAGTGTTTACTCTGGCCATGCCCTCTGTGGGACAACCAATATTTGTACAAGGTACATTGGATGCTGGCTATGCAGACGGTTGGTGGTTGTGTAGTGCCAGCACTACTGGTACTGGTGTGTTTACCTATACAACCATTGCTTCACCAACTATGGTAGGCGGTACACTGTTTGACGCTCAAAAGACCTATGTGTACTTTGGTACATTCTACACTGGTGCTGCAATTCCAGCAGGCACAACAGCCATAGTCACAGATGCTACTAGAGCCACAGTGACTACAACCAATGCTCATGGCCTACGCATTGGAGACAGTATTTTTGTTGTTGGCTCAAGTACCAATACTGCCCTAAATTCAACATGGGTCGTTGAACGTACACTGACCAGCAATACATTTACATTCCTAACATCAGCAGCGGCCACAACACATACTACACCATTAAACGCTTGTATCTATCCACGAGCACAGGGGTATGTGGTACACAGACCATTTGACGGTGGTGTACAGTTTAGTGATGTAGCACCATATCATGGCTATCAAGTTATTCGTCAAACACGTAGACAGTTCCGCTATCAAAGCGGTAAAGCCATGCAGTTCTCCACTGGTTCTATCCTGAAACCATCGTTAGCAGTTGATAATGTTACAAGTTCAGGAGCAACTGTCACAGTGACTTGTAAGTACCCACATGGTCTATTAGCAGGCGGATATATTAAAGTCAGCGGCAGTGCTGACACTGCCTACAACGGTATTTTTGCTGTGGCCACAGTGACCAGTACACTGGTATTCACTTATACCAGTACATCATTGTACACTGCTTCAGGTAATACTACCACTCTAACATTGACCACTGGTACAACTCCTAGCACTACACCTGCTCCAGGATTTCCAATAACAATAAGCCCCTATGCTTGGTACGGAAGTCAGAACAGAGTGGGCTTATTTGACCAACAAAACGGTTTCTTCTTTGAATTTGATGGACAAAATATCTATTGTGTTAAAAGATCAAGTACTCAACAGATCAGCGGTACTATCGCAGTCACTAGCGGCAGTGCTTCAGTAACTGGTACCAGCACTAAATTCAGTCAAGAACTTAAACCAGGCGACTACATTGTTATTCGTGGTATGAGCTACCTTGTGCAGGCCATTACTGCTGACTCAGGTGCAGGCGCACTCATTATCTATCCTGAGTATAGAGGCCTTGCCAATATTACCAGCGTGACTGTGAGTAAGACCATTGAAACTAGAACTGTACAAAGTTCATGGAACATTGACAAGATGGACGGCACAGGTGCAAGCCAATATAACCTAGATCTTACACGTATGCAGATGTACTACATTGACTATACTTGGTATGGTGCAGGTGCAATCAGATTTGGATTTAAAAATGCCCGCGGCGAAGTAGTCTACTGCCATAGAATACCAAATAACAACTTGAACACTGAAGCATATATGCGTAGTGGTAACTTGGTAGCACGTTATGAAACTAATAGTCTTGCACCTATTACATATTTGACCAGTACATTAACCAGCGGTGTCACAGCCAGTATGGCAGTGGCAGATACCAGTGCGTTCCCAAGTGCAGGTACACTGGTATTAAGTCAAGCTGCCAATACAGGAGCAGTCATTGAATACGTTACCTATACTGGTAAAACTGCAACAACATTTACCACTTTAACACGTAACTATCAAGGTGTTACTATTCCAGGCGCTGGCTCAGCAGCAGGTGGCAGTGCTACAGCCACTACATTCACAGTCTCAGGTGTGACCACAGCCAGTGCAGGCGGAACTGCGCCAATTAAAGTTGAGCTATATGGACCAAGTCAGGCCAGTACTATTGGCCACTGGGGCTCGGCAGTTATCATGGACGGACGTTACGACGATGATAAATCGCTGGTGTTCGTTGGCGGTATGAACAGAAGCCAGTTGATCACCAACGTGGCTCAAGATGCCACTGTTCCTTTGGTCAGTATTCGTATTAGTCCAAGCATTGACAACGGTCTAACTGGTGTACTGGGATCTAGAGAAATTATTAATCGTATGCAGTTGGTCATGCGATCACTGTCAACTATTACCACAGGTACAAATATGACATTCTTGATCTCATTGAGATTGAATGGTCGTGTAAGTTCGGGCGTGTTTAGCTCAGTAGGTGGCTCAAGTCTAGCGCAACTGGCCATTCATTCTAGCGGATCAACTATTACTGGTGGCGAAAACGTGTTTGGTTTCTATACTGCCACTGGTGTTAATACAGAAGACTTGAACCAAGTTCGTGATCTAGGTAATAGTATTCTAGGCGGCGGCACAACCCTTACATGTCCAACCACTGCCAATAACGTATATCCAGACGGTCCTGACATTATTACCATCTGTGCTACCAACGTGACCACAGTGACTACAAACTCAATTCTAGCACGTATTAGCTGGACAGAAGCACAGGCCTAACGGGAGAAGCAACGTGGCAACTAGAGACTATGGCCTGCATCAAGTTACTTCAACTGCTCCCCTTGGGGGCAAGGTTGGTGACGAATACTACAATCCCACAACTAACAAGCTCTACAAGTATGTGGCACTAAACGGCACCAGTCCTGCTTATGCAGAAACACTGACTGCAGACGCTAATGGCAATGTGGGATTCAGCAAGACTGCTAGTTATAAACTTGATGTAGCTGGTGTTGTAAATGCCACTGCGGTAAGAGCAGGAGTATTTCTCAGCGGACAATACATTGACACAAATCTTGTCATCGGCGGCGGCACCAACGGACTCAGTGTTGGCCCATTAAACTTATCACCGGGTGCTAGTCTTACAGTATCTCCGGGACAACGACATGTTATACTATGACTACGATAATTACAGGCACAACACTAACCAGCGGCTACCAACTAACAGCTGACTCAACTGGTACACTGACCATACAGACTGGTAGTGGACCTACCACTGCCATGTATATCAATAGTAGTCAGAACGTGGGCATTGGATCAGATAATAGTGCAGCAGGCCCAAATCTTTGGCCTTCAGCGGTCCTACATTCTCGAGCGCAGGCTATCACAGCAGCCGCACCAAATTTAGGATGGCCATATTATATTAGCCCTGAGTCCGATGCCAATGCAAAACTTGTAGCTATATTTGACACTGGTGGTAATGGAGCAGTTCAAACTGCGGGCTATGGTGCTACTGCTGTGGTAAGAATAGGTAGTTATTATGACAGTCGTGCATTAATTACGCCAACAGGCTCAGGCGGCAGTGGCCCTAGTGATCAAAGCACTGGTTCTGGTAAAGATCTAATGGTCAAAGGCGGCCAATCAGATAACACCAATGGGAAACTAGGAGGCAGACTATTTCTTAATGGTGGTTCAGGATATTTTGGTGGTGCGTATGGTGCCACTGGCTATTATGGTGATGTAATTATTCAAGGCCATGGTACTGGAAATGTAGGTATTAATACCACAGTGATGAATGTCTACGATGCTGTGGCCGTTAATAGGCCCTTAGTTGTAGCACGATCTGATACTAGTACTAGTAGCATTGGCAGTGCTGCTTCCATAACTATCAGCAATCTTGACACAACAACTAGCAATGTTTCTCAAATAAACTTTGCTGCAATCACTGGTGCAAACGCCAATCATTTTTCATCGGCGATTATTTCTGCCATACACGGTGCAAGAACCAATGGTCAATATCCAACTGGTCAACTAACATTTTCAACATCAACGTCACTTAATTCAGCGCCAAGCGAAAAGTTAAGAATTACCAACGTTGGAACTGTTCAATACAGTAACGCTTATGCTAGTAGTTTTCATGTTGATACAACTCCAGCGTCAATATCAGTGGCTACATCGGGAACTATTGACATTGGCTCTACTACGATTCCTTTTTCAGGAATGGTTGTGGTTAATAGTTACACCACAGGCGGAGTGACCATATACCTTTGCGGCGGTGGCTCAGTTACTGTAGTGTCATCTGTAATTGGCCAAGTGGGAACTATGACTTATGTTTCCGGCAATAACGGATATCGTTGGACCAACAATACTGCGCTTGCTGTCACAGTTGGCATGTTCATAGTTCGCACTAGAACTAACGCATAAGGAAGACCATGACTAGAGAATTTACACATGAGCCAGTGGGTAACAACATGTATGCAGTTACCACAGAGATAGAAGGCCAAGCTGAAACTTTTTATTGTGTAGTGGCCAATGATGCTACTGAGCTGGCTGAATTATTAGAGCTGGCCATTGCGTCTAAATACGGACCTCCTGCAGAATATGTGTTAACCTATGCTCAGCAACGTGCTGCTGCATATCCGTCTATTGTTGATCAACTTGATCTATTGTATCACGTTGGATATGAAGGCTGGCGAACCGCTATACAAGCCATCAAAGACACATACCCAAAGGAATAATCTATGGCACTAGTACTAGACGGAACTTTAGGCATCGCGATTACCGGTGACAGCACAATTACACAAAATTTTACAATCCCTCAAAATCTTATTGTCGGTAGTGGTGGATCTATCTCAACAAACAACGGTTCTGTAGATAAAGTACTCAACATTTATGGAGGAAATAACGTTGTTGTTGGTGGTGTTTCCACTAATGTAGGGTTTGGTTTGTGCCTTGAGGCTAGTAGAACTGGTAGGGCTAGTACAGCAAGGTTTGCTCAAATTAGTTTGGGAAATGATGCATCAGACAACGGATCTATACTTTTTTACACAGCGCCATCAGGGGCAGGTGTATCAGAACGTATGCGTATTGACAGTGCCGGTAGATTCACATTAGCTAGTCAGCCATTCTTTTATGCTACATTGACTGTTGCACAAACAGGATATAATTCATCAAATACAGGAGATGCTCCTGTAATTTATAATTCAACTACTACAAATACAGGTAGCCATTTTAATACATCAACTGGTAAATTTACTGCACCAGTTGCAGGAAATTATATATTTCACGCATCAGCATACGCCTCGGGATCTTCATTTCAGCAAAATTGGCTAGTTGTAAATGGATCAAGGATGACTGGTACTGACTGGGTACATGCCTCTTCAACTATGTCGCTAGGTTTTTGGTTGATAAAACTTGCGGCAAATGATACTGTGGGATTTCATGCATACAACGGAGCAGTAACCAGTACAACAATTAATACCAATAGTGAACACACTTATTTTCGCGGATATTTATTAAGTTAAGGACACTCATGACAACATATACAGTGACATTATCACAAGCAGAGGATCTAGCACTTGGCTATGTGGCCTACAGTCAAGACAATTGGATTCAAACTGCCGCACACGAAAGATGCAGAGTGGCCATAGAAGAAATTGTAAGAATTTGTGTGGAAAAATGTTTAGAAAATAACATACAAATTCCCGGCAGCAAAGAAGACATGGTCTTACTGGCTTTTGAACAAGCGTGGGTTATTTCTTCCGCTGATAGAATTGCTGCTTCAACACCTATATAATGAACAACTAAATACACTATGGCACAAACAATCAATGCAGATGATGGTGTAATCTCAGGGTCAACAGGACTCAAGTTCACTGCTGACACCACAAGTACTTTGGCATTGCAAAACAATGGCACTACTAACCTAACAATTGACAGCAACGGCTCAGTAACCATACCAAATGCAACTAGTACATCTGTGAGTAGCGGCGCACTATTATTAACTGGCACTGGTGGTGCAATAGTTATAGATAGTTATGGACACAAGCGTATATCATGGAATGACGGCGGCGGCAATTTTAACATACGTGCAGGGCATTATTACAATGGTGGCTTACTTTATCTAGCTGACGGCGCAACCAACGGTGGCGCTGCATCTATAACAATGAACAGTGACGGTACCGCCGGTGCTATGACATTTAACGTTGCCGCCATTGGTGTCGGCGGCACTGCTGTGACATGGTCTAATAATATGACCTATAATGCCACAGGCCTAGCCATAGGTTATGGTCTTAGTCCAAGTTATCCACTACACATATCTATGGCAACAGGTGAAGTATATGTAAGTTCTTCTACTGGAACAAACTATGTTCGTTATACTGCTAGTAACACTGGCGGATCTTTTCAGTTTGGTATAGACAATTCTGGTGGCACAAATTACTTTGGCGCAACTGCCTACGGTAGAGCTATATTTTCTGACGGGGCATATCCGGTGGGTATCTTTACCAACGGCTCAGAACGTATGCGTATTGACTCCTCTGGTAATGTGGGCATTAATGGTACTCCGACGTATAAGTTAGATGTTGGCATTAATAATCAAACACAATCTGCCACGGTTGGTTCCAATGGATTAATTCGTAATGCCACAGGCGCAGACAATAGTCCATTCACACAGGCTCGTATTGTTGTTTATGGCGGCACCACTGTTGATGTTACTAACTGGGGATACCTAGCCTACGGCAGCGATGCTAGTATGAGAATAGTATATGGTAAAACAGGCGCTGGCGGCCCGCTGTTATTTGGAACAACCAGTGCCCTTGACGGCACAGGAGCATTTACTGAGCGTATGCGTATCTCCATGGCTGGTGTTGTCACGTTAACTAATTTAATTTACCACACGGCCAGCACCGCAGTCACCGCAGCAGGAACCACACAAGGCACTGCCACAGCCCTAACCGCTGAAATTAATAACGTTACCACAGTTGGTGCCTCATCAGGTGTTAGACTGCCCACGCCTGCAGCCGCTGGCCTAAGAATTATGGTGCGTAACGGATCTGCTGCCACGGCCCTAAACGTGTATCCTCATAGTAGTGGCAACATTGCTGGCGTCGGTGTCGATGCTGCAATTTCTGTGGACTTTGGTGTAACGTTAGAATTTATTGCCTTTGACACAACCAACTGGTACATACCCAGCGCGGTACTTGGTTAATTATATTAGATCAATTAAGTCAAATATTGTCTGTAGTTTTGTTCTAATCGTACGATTGGTAAAACTATTACGCAGCCCTTGATGGAGAGGTTTTGGTGCATAGTCAATGGTTGTCCACGACCAACCAATGTGTTCGTCACTGAGTGTAGGTACAAACTCAGATTCTATTACACATAGATAAGTGTGAAAATTAAACACAAGATCATTGCTGACAAATGTTTCAAGAGGTATTGTTTTTAATACCTTGGGACTGAATCCAATTTCTTCAACAATTTCTCGTTGTAGACCTTGCCATGGATTTTCATCTTCATGTGTAGTGCCGCCTACTAAGCCCCAAGTGCCTTGATGCTTGCCCTTGGCCTTTTGTACCAGTAGAAATCTACCAGTTGACTTGGCATAGAACAATGCGCCTGAACAGATAATTTTATCACTTATAGTTCTAGAATCCACATACCCTCTCTATACTCGCCCTCAAAACTCTTGGTCCAAGAGTAACCATCCCACTTGTATTGTATACCAGTGTATATATTAGTTTGATAGATAGGCTCCGCTGTTTCTGAATTTTCTCCAGCGGCAAATATGATATGCCATGCTCCTGAACTCCACTCAATAATGTCATTTTCTTCTGCAACAAAGTCACTGTCGTCATCATTCTTCCAAGCATCTGCGCCATCTATATTATCCACCGAACCAATACGTTCTATGATTAGATAACGTTGACCTTCAACTGGAGCAGGCAATCCAGCACCTGGTCCTTTAGTCTGTGGATTAATAATAGCATCAAATGTGCCATGGCTAACGGACCTAACGCTGGTATAAGCGTCGTTGACATCAATCATGGTGTTAGTTGGATATGTGTCACTGTCCCAAATAATTGATACTAGTGTCTCATCTAGAGCGTTGACAGCAAACGTGCCAAACACTTCATGATCGTTCTCCTGTATCAATCTAATGCTGCTATAGCCAGCAATATACTTTCCAGGATATTGATCTAACAAGGTTCTCCAGTTAATACCCGGGCCAATTTTATTGGGTATACCGTAGGGATCATCAATGACCACAGGTTCATGTGCTGCCAATAATCTAGCGGCACCGGCATAGACCATTATACCATACCCTGATACGGTGGTTCTAACTCTGGCCAAGACAGCACCACCAGGTGGACCGTAGTCATTGAGTGCAGGATCTATGCCCAGGCCTTCAATGTAAGTTTCTGAATCATTGATACCACCGTCTAATACACTGGTAATAATTTTAGTGATAATACCCAGTTGACGTACTTTAACTGGAGGACTTAGCCATATGGGTGTAGTGATATTGATAGAAGCAATGTCAATGGGGCTGTCTACGCCCACTGGAATTTGTCTTGATGAGAATACGATGTCATCTAAATTTAACACACTTAGGCTGGTCCAATCAATGTAGTTGTCAGTGGTCAGAATTTCAACACTGGGATTAAACAAGACCAGTATCTGCTCCATGATCTGTAATTTCTGATCAGTACTAGTACTCCATACTTCAACTTTAAGAGACAGTTTGTAGGGAGTAGGCATGATGCGTTCAACTGTATAGTTTGCACCTTGCTCGCCTGTGTAGACATCATCAACTATGTCACGCTCTCTAATGTGCAGTTTACCAACGTAGGTACTGTCACCTAGTCGATCTCGTTCTAGAGCCAATCCGCTGATACTGACAGCAATACGTGGCGCACTATTAATTTTATTTTCTGAATTTTGTTTGACTATGTTGGCCACTTGGCGATCACTGTCACCGTACATCACGGGCACACGATGCAGTGTACCATCACCGTACTTGACATAAAAATTACTAAAGAATCTTGTGACCTGTAGAATATATCGACGGATTTGCCCATCGTAGAAAAATTGCATTATACGTCTGCCTCTGGTTTATATTTGATTGCCTTGCTGAGTGCCTGGCGTTCTGGTACTGAACTGGCAAACAACTTCCACTGTACTTGATCACCGTCGGCTGCGGTCTTACTCAGGGTAATAAGAGTGTTACCGCCAAGTCCCGATGATGCCGTGGCATTAATCTTAGTGTTGTTGATATAGGCAGTGGCAATCACTCCAGTGGCATAGGCAATGGTAGTTTGAATAGTTGAAGTATCCCCAACTGCGGTAATGTAGTCTCGACCAATTTGATTCTTTCCAGTGATATTGGTATTGTTGATAAAGCTGGTTTTCTGTGTTTGACGTTGGTCATTGTTGGTCATTGTCATGCGTAGATTGTCTTCTACTTTGACCCAAGTTGTACCATTAAAACGGAATAGTCTGTTGGGCATAAAATCAGTACGCAAGAAGAAATCATCCTTGGCAGCAGCCGCAGGAAATTGTATACCATGACCAAATGGATTTAATAAATTGTTAACTCCATTTGGTTCATTGCCATCGCTGACTAGATATCCAGTGTAGCCCTTACGCAGTGCTTTACCGGCTACTTCGCTGGCGTCTTCGTTGGCATTACTAGCGTCAATATCATCCTCGTCAGTACTTCTAAGTATTGGATTACCGTTAACATCGACTGCTAGAGTATAAAATTGTTTCGTTTCATATCCACTTAATGGCGCATCTGCTTCTGCTTGGGCAAGCATGGCATCATTGATCTCGTACTCTTTTCCTCTAGTGCTTAACAAGTCACGTAGAGTAGTATCGCTGTCTGTGCCGTCTGCATTAACAGCTTTCTGATCAAGTATGTCAGCAAACTGCTGTCCGTCAATGATCTTTTTAAGTTTTAGTCTGTATAGGTGTGGCCACCATGTCATACTAAAGCCTTCACTGGCACGACCCACGTCTTCTATAACATAGTAACGGGGCAGGCCTATGCTAAACTCGTTTAAGGCAAAATCATCACGTAGATGCGGGAATTCAAGCACATCGCCGCTGAGTGGTTTGCGGCCCACAAGTTTGATCCAATCGTTAATATGCACGGTTAGAAAAACTGTATCGTTATCAATGAACAGGCCAAATTGACTTAAGTTAAAGTCAATATTTTGTACGTTATATATTCCACGTAGGCGATAAATTTCCGGTTCATATTTGCGATCTCTGTTTTCTAAAAACAAGAGATCTTGTATGTTTGTAGGTGATAAAGTATCATAGTGTGGCTCAGCTGCGGTAGCATTAGCCTCATCGGTGTTGACACCTAGGTATTTGTGCAGATAAAGCTCAGTCCCGCCAATCTGAAACATCTCAGCAACTTGGCGGTCAATGAACTTATAATCGTTGCCCTTTTCGGGTTTGTATAGGCTTAAGCGTGGCATAGTAGTATATTTATCGATACTAAATATGTAATAGGACGAATGATATGGACACAACTACAGCAAATCAAGCGATACAGGAAGTTTATAACTATGTTAAAACCATGCTGGGCGACGGCATGGTTGAAGTAGAACTTGATCCTGTACACTATGAAACAGCACTAAAACGTGCGCTATCACGATTCCGCCAACGTAGCAGCGCAGCCGTAGAAGAAGCCTATTATTTCTTAGAGCTACAAAAAGATGTAAACGAATATCGTTTACCCGACGAAATTATCAACGTACAGAGCCTATATCGTAGAGCCATTGGTTCTAGAAGTGGTGGTGGCGCTGGCGGTACACTGTTTGAACCCTTTAACTTGGCCTATACCAACACCTACTTGCTCAACAGCACTATGATGGGCGGCATTGCTACCTACGATATGTTTGCACAATATCAAGAAATGGTGGGACGCATGTTTGGTGCCTACATTGAATTTCAGTGGGTGCAACACAGCCATATGCTACGCATACTACAACGTCCATTTGCCGAAGGCGAACAAATCATGATACGCGGTCAAAATTACAAACCTGACTGGGTCATCATTGGTGACCTATATGCAGGACAATGGGTTAAAGATTATACTCTGGCTATATGTAAAACCATCCTAGGTGAAGCTCGCGGTAAATTTGCTCAAATTGCAGGACCCGGCGGAGCAGGCGGCCTAAATGGTGCAGACTTGAAATCAGCAGGCAAAGAAGAAATTGAAAAGCTAGAAAAAGAAATTGAAATGTATGTAACTGGACACAGCGGCACTTACACATTCGTAATTGGTTAAAGAAAATATTGACCTTGTAATAAAACTGTTATATAATACACTATACGAGGTGTTTATATGATCATAGGCGTTTGCGGTTTTATTGGTTCAGGAAAAGATACAGTTGCTGATTATCTAACTAACTTTCACGGATTTCGAAGAGAAAGTTTTGCCAACACACTTAAAGATGCTGTGGCACAGGTGTTTGGTTGGGATCGAACCATGCTAGAAGGGCGTACAACGCAGGCACGTACCTGGCGTGAACAAGTAGATCCATGGTGGGCAGAACGACTAAACATGCCTAATCTTACACCGCGCTGGGTCTTACAGTATTGGGGTACAGAAGTTTGTCGTCAAGGGTTTCACGATGATATATGGATTGCCAGCCTGGAAAATAAACTACGTAAAAGTACCGACGACATTGTTATCTCAGACTGTCGCTTTCCCAACGAAATCAAATCAATTAAGGCCGCAGGCGGCATTGTAGTTCGTGTGGTGCGCGGAGATGAACCTGAATGGTATGACGCAGCTCTAAGTGTCAATCGCGGTCCCAATGGTAATACCAGCTGGTCATTAAGTAAGAGTATACTAGACAAATACAAAATTCATGCCAGTGAAACAGCATGGGTTGGTACTGAGTTTGATCAGACACTGGACAACAACAGTAGTATTGACGACTTGTTTGCTCGTGTTAGAGATCTGGTACCAAGTCGCCCTGCCTCCAACGACTCCCTTCTTTATGAAGCACTCTCTGACAGTTGGCGCATACCGTCTTAAGATTTATTGGACGACAATTATCTAAATCGCCGTCGACATGGAACACATTAAACTGTTCTTTATTCTTTGATTTAAAGCCGCACTTTTCACACGCATCTTTTTGTCTATAGCCACTGGTATACCATTTAGGTAGACCAGTACCTAGTCCTCTGGCACAATGGTCACACTTAGACCTATAGTAGGCTTTTTTTGCCTTATAATAATTAATGGCCACTGGTCTTTGACCACATTCTTTGCATAGACTTCTCATAGCTGCCCTTTTCCTGCCCTTTTCCAAGTGTATTTACCCTTGATATTTTAACCAAATCACTAAATACTATTAGGAAAAGGACTCAAGGAGATTAACAAATGGCCCAACTTAGTTCACCAGGTGTAGCAGTTACAGTTATAGATGAAAGTTTTTATACTCCAGCTGCTCCCGGAACAACCCCACTTATTATCGTAGCATCAAAACAAGATAAACAAAACGGCGCAGGCACTGGTGTTGCACCAGGTACTACAAAAGCAAATGCCGGCAAAGTATATCTGTTAACCAGTCAGAAAGATTTAGCAGACACATTTGGAACCCCAAGATTTATTACTGACAGTAATAATAATCCTGTACATGGTTCAGAATTAAACGAATACGGATTACAAGCAGCATATTCATATCTAGGTGTTAGTAACAGAGCCTATGTAGTTCGTGCAGATGTTGACCTAGGTCAACTAGAAGCACGAGCAGATGAGCCAACTGGTGAACCTGTAAATGGCACTTACTGGGTAGATGTAGGATCAACAAAATTTGGCATTTTCCAATGGAACGGTGAACCTGCTAATGTGACAGGCGCACAAACTTTTACAAATAAAGTTCCTCTAGTTATCACCGACTCGGCTAAATTATTAGATGGCGGACAGCCTAGATCTAGTATAGGTTCAGTGGGCGATTATGCTGTAGTTGCAACCACTAGCACATTTAGATTCTGGTACAAAGCCGCAGCAATTGGCACTTTTAGGCCTGTATTATGGGTAGAATTAGGTAGTACTGAATGGATCCAAAGTTGGCCCACACTAGTTACTGATGTTGTTGACATTGGCGTGATTGCTGATTTGTCTCAATTTAATGTTAACGGAAGTTTAATAAGTATTGAAGCAGCAAGCCCCGGAAGTCCTACCCTGCAAGATATTGTGGATGCTATTAATTTAAATACACCTGAAGGTACGGTTGCTGTTGCTCGAATAGGCAGAATTTTTATATATTCTGATTTTGACCCAATAGTAATAGATGGAGACGGAATAGCCCAAGAAGATCTTATTGATTTTGACGCACTTGGTGTAGAGCCAGAGATGTCAAGACCTACTCCAGCTATACAAATATCAAAACATACTCAAGTTCCTAATTGGAGTCTGAAAGGTAATGATCCTCATACAACAGGTTGTGTATGGATTAAAACTACCGAGTTTAATGCTGGAGCAAAATGGGTTGTAAAACGTTATAATTCTTCTACCTCATCTTGGGTGACACAGCTAGCACCATTATATGCCAACGGCTATGAAGCACTTTATGGTCTAGATGTTGTCGGCGGCGGATCTAAACTTCCAGTTAACACTCTCTACATTAAAACAAATGAAGGTGAAATAGATCCACCAGTTGCAAACTTTAAAATATTCCGTCGTAGTGCAACAGGTGCGACTACTATTACATCTAGTGAAATTACAGATGCGACATTTACAATGGATGAGACGTATACTGTTTATATCCGTGAAAGTGTAGCGGGACAAGATACTTTAAGAGATCCTATCACTGTTAGTTTTGTAGGAGCTGATCCAGACAATTTACCAGAAGGAGCTGCCACTAAAGCACAAGCAGATGCAGAAGCATTAGCATCTGCTATCTTAAACGCAGAAGATGAAGATGGACATAATTTTAATAATATAACAGCAGAGGCAACTAGTGCCAACAAAGTTATTATTAAACATCTATTAGGCGGCGACTTTGAAATAGTAGACGACAGCGTTGACCGCGCAGTAGTAGTTCAATTTGTCGGAGATAATAATTTTTATGAAGCACCATCGTGGATTCAAGACGATGTTGATAATCCTACTCACTTCTTAGCTTCTCTATGGAAACCACTAAGTGGTGCTGTGAATAGTGCAACTGAACCTACTACAGAACCAGAAGATGGCACACTATGGTACAATTCAATATATGATGAACCTGATGTATTAGTTCATAATGGTACTGCGTGGGTTGGTTTACAATATGACGGATTGAGCGGATTGTCAGGTACAGCATCACCGTTCTACGGTACAGCAGACCCCAATGGTCCTATTTCTTCCGCTACAGAACCACTTAAACAAAGTGATGGAGAAACAGATCTAGGTGAAGGCGATATTTGGATTGATCCTAGTAATTCTGAATTTTACCCTGTTATGTATAGATGGAATACTGCAACATTTAAATGGGATCGTTTAGATACATCGGATCAAACTACTGAAAATGGTGTGTTATTTGCAGATGCTCGTTGGGGTGTTGACGGTGGAACACCTACTGCTGCAACAGATAGCACTATCAAAGAATTATTATCAAGTGATTTCCTGGATCCAGATGCTCCAGATCCTGCATTGTATCCTAGAGGCATGCTGTTATTCAACACACGCCGTTCGGGCTGGAACGTAAAACAATATGTTAAAGGTAGGATAGACGTATCAAACGGCGCAGTTAATAGTCGTCAAGATGATGCTTCAACCACAAGTTACTTCCCAAATCGTTGGGTAAATGTTTCTGGTAATAATGCATCTGGAGCAGGACGTTTTGGACGCCATGCTCAACGAGCAACAGCGTTAACTGCACTAAAAGCACTGGTTAATAGTAACCAAGAAATCCGAGATGAGGAAAGTCGAGTGTTTAATTTGATTGCTTGTCCCGGATATGAAGAACTTATTGGACCAATGGTCAACTTAAACTATGATCGAGGTTTAACAGCATTTGTCGTAGGCGACACTCCAAGTCGTGTGCCATCAGATGCCACAACTTTAAACCTGTGGGGCACAAATGCTAATAATAGTGTCGAAGACGATGTTATGGGATTAGTTACCAGCGACGAATATTTAGGGTTATTCTATCCATGGGGATTTACTAGTGACAACCTTGGCAGGAACATTGTTGTTCCACCAAGCCATATGATGCTACGTACTATTGCACTAAGCGATAATGTTAGCTATCCATGGTTTGCACCAGCAGGTACACGTCGCGGCGGAATTACAAATGCAAGCGCAGTTGGTTATATTGATTATATATCGGGCGAGTTTCAAAGTGTGGCATTGAATACTGGACAACGTGATACACTTGCCAGTATTAAAGTTAATCCATTGACATTTATTACAGGTACTGGACTTGTTAACTACGGACAATATACTCGCGCTAGAAACGCAAGTAGTTTAGATCGTATTAACGTGGCACGACTAGTAGTATACCTACGCCGTCAACTAAACAATCTAGCTAAACCGTACATTTTTGAACCAAATGATAAGATTACTAGAGATGAAATTAAACAAGCCGCTGAAAGTCTAATGTTAGAATTAGTTGGACAACGTGCTATATACGACTTCTTGGTTGTATGTGACACCAGCAACAATACGCCGTCAAGAATTGATCGTAGTGAACTATATCTTGACATTGCCATTGAACCAGTTAAAGCAGTTGAATTTATCTACATTCCACTACGCTTGAAAAATACTGGCGAAATCAAAGGCCTTGGCGGCAAATAATTAGGAGATAAAAAATGGCAGTCGCAACCCTTTCAAAATTTACAGTACCTTTAGCTAGCGATCAAAGTGCTAGCGCCCAGGGTCTGTTGATGCCCAAATTAAAATATCGCTTTAGAATGATGTTTGAAAATTTTGGTGTATCAACCCCAACAACTGAATTAACTAAACAAGTTGTGTCATCGGCTCGTCCTACAGTAACGTTTGCTGATCAAAAACTTGATATCTATAATTCAACAATTCACTATGCTGGTAAACCTACATGGAGTGCTATAACTGTTGTTCTTCGTGATGATGTTACTGGTGCTGTTAGTAAACTAGTTGGTGAACAAATGCAGAAACAGTTTGACTTCTTTGAACAGAGTAGTGCAGCCAGCGGCGTTGACTACAAATTTACACTACGTATTGAAATGTTAGACGGCGGTAATGGAGCCAATGCACCCGTAGTATTAGAAACATGGGAATGTTATGGTTGTTATGTTGTAAGTGCAAACTATCAAAGTTTGGCCTACAGCGAGCAGACTGCTTCAACAATCGATCTATCGATACAGATGGACAACTGCGTACAAACTCCGCAAGGAACAGGTATTGGCACTGTGGTAGGCCGTACAGTAAATACGCTGGTAACAGGCGGCGGCATTTAATAAAAAGGACTGGCAACAGTCCTTTTTTGTAGAATTTTATTAACTACCCAGTTAATTTGGTTCGATAAATAATTACATGTCAAACTTATTCGATGGTTTTCTAAACAACACACTTTACGGTGCCACACACCCTAAAGGGCAAATGGGCGACTATCAACATGCTGCCCGCACATTTACAGATGACACGTTTAGGCTAGCTCCTAAACAAAAATTCTTATATCATGTAAGTTTTAGCATCAATACTGATGCTCTTAAAAACACATCGCTTGATCAACGACACCGTAATGAAATTAATCTTATGGTTAAGACCATTGCATTACCCAATTTTACCATAGGTACTGAAACATTAAATCAATACAATAGAAAAAAGATAGTACACACAAAGATTGATTATCTGCCAATAACAGTAAAATTTAATGACGATAACATGGGCCTAGTTAATCAGCTATGGCAAAATTACTATGGTTATTATTTTGCAGACAGTCGTACATCAAAATCAATTCCCGGATCTTATAATAGAACCAGTATGCGCGGTAAAGAATTTATTAGAGGACGTTACGGTTTTGATAATGATAGTTCTATTCCTTTCTTCAGAAAAGTAACAATATATCAAATGGCCAGACATCAGTATGTCAGCTATACCCTAGTGAATCCTGTTATTACAGCCTGGAATCATGAACAATTAGATTATAAGAGTAGTGAACCTCATGAAAACTCTATGACCCTGGGCTACGAATCAGTGTACTACGGTTCTGGCAGAGTGCGCCGTGGAGACCCAGAAGGATTTGCCCTAGAACATTATGATACAAGTCCAAGTCCGCTAAGTGTTGCCGGCGGCGGCACTGCAAATCTATTTGGTGACGGCGGAGTCATTGCCGGAGCCTCAGAAGTACTCGGTGATCTGTTCAGTGGAGAAGCATTTGAAAATCCTGCTAATTTTATTGCAACTGCAATTAAAACTGTTAATACTTATGAAAATTCTAAAAGATTAACTAATGCAGGCATTGCGGCAGAGGGCAGGAATATAATCACTGGCACTCTTAATTCCGTGGCTAGACAAGGAGTGAGTGGAATTAGTGGCGTTGCATTTCCACAGACAAAGGTCAACTCTACAACCACTACCGCCACTCCTAGATTTATACCATGATAAACAATTTACCTCAATCAAATAATAAAGATAGTTCTACAGAAGTCAAAAGTTTTTTTGATAAATTTTTCCTTCATGAAGTAAGTTTTCCAGCAGCTGAAATAGATGCTACAGTGGCTTTCTTTTTAAAGAAAGGGTTTAATACAGATGCTAGCCGTAGTGTTGCCATCGTATTATTAAATCAAGCTAAAAATGATAATGTTAACATTTTTAAATTACTCGACACACTGAAAGGATTAACAGATCTTCAGCTTAGTCAAGTGGTTGCTGAAGTACTTAACTCCTATAGAGAACAAACTAGTATTATGGGTTATAAAATTGCACCTATCGAAGACACCTTTGAAAGCCGTAATATTCTAGTATGAGTCGCTTTGCCCAAGGTAAATTTGTCCCAAAAAACCCCCAAAAATATATAGGATTAAAGACGCCCACGTATAGAAGCAGTTGGGAGTGGCAGTTTATGAGATTCTGTGATACCAATGCTGCCATACAACAATGGGCCTGTGAAGCAATACAAATCCCCTGTCGTAACCCGCTAACTGGAAAAAATTCTATATATATTCCTGATTTTTTCATACAGTATGTTGATGCAAAGAATCGTACAAACGTAGACCTTATAGAAATAAAACCGCAGAATCAAACAGTTCTTGAAAGTGTGGGTAAGAGTAAGGTACGGCAAGCACAGTACATTCAGAATCAAGCCAAGTGGGCAGCAGCCAACGCATGGTGTCGACATCAGGGCATAAAATTTAGAATTATCACAGAAAATGAACTGTTTCACAACGGCTCATGATAAGTAAAGTATGACTAAGAAACTTGAAGAGATTTTAAATCTCCCAGAAAATAAAAAATTAATTAAAGCTGAGGAACAGCGAAAAGAAGAGCTTCCTCAAGCACAGCCTTTCCTTAGAGACATTGAAGAATTTGATAAAATCTCAGCAAGTCTGCCGCAGGTCAAAGGTCTAGGCGATGCCAGCGATGCAGAATTTGATTCTCTGGCACAACGTGCTACTGATGCCTATGACGACTTAATGGATTTAGGCATGAATGTAGAAGCACGTTATAGCGGACGTATTTTTGAAGTAGCAGGCGGCATGCTTAAAAATGCCATTGATGCTAAGGCTGCAAAAATTGACAAAAAACTTAAAATGATCGAGCTACAACTTAAAAAAGCTAAGTTAGATCAGGATGCTCAAGGCGGTGATGGTGGACTTACAATTCCGGGCGACGGTTACATTGTTACAGATCGTAACAGTCTATTGGAAAAACTAAAAAATATGAATAAATAATGTATACGGAATCTATTATGACCTCATTTAAAGAATACCTATCAGAAAGCAAAAAAACTTACCCGTTCAGGGTTAAAGTTGCCGGCGAAATACAAAAAGATCTAGCATCTCGAGTTAAAGAAGCCTTGGCAAAATACGACTGCAAAAAAGTAAGTGCAGCCAAAAGAACACCTATTCAAGAAACTCACATGGACTTTCCAGAACTTAAAAATATAGAAGTTAATACATTTGAGATTGAATTAAACTATCCCACAACTAGTTTTGTTTTAAGAAATGATCTAGCCGAAAGATTAAATATTTCTCAAGCATTGATCAAAGTACGTAATCCTATGGAAGAAGCAGAAGCAGAAATGAATCATGCTCATATGCTTGCACCAGGACAGGGCGAGTCGTTATTAGAGAAAGATTACGAAACAAATGCCAACGGTCAAAAGTTAGTGGGACAAGATCATGTTACCAGTTTCTTAAAAGAACTTAACAAGATTAATGCTGAACGCAAGGCAAAAATTGTAAAGCACGAAGGTAAAGAAGAAGGTGGCATGAGTGATCCAGAATTTGAAACTCCTAAAGAAGGTCGTAAAAGTCCATTAGGTGCTGTTAAGAATCCTGACCCTAGACAAGGAAAAACAAAATGAATTTTATAGACTTATACAAAAAAATTAGAACGCTAGACGAAGCAGATCCGGGACAAGCTGCTCAACCTGTTAGTCCAGCAATGGCTAGAGTTGCCGCAGCAAAAGCAGCAGGGACATTACCGGCTGCTCCTGTAGGGCTATCTACAACAAATACCGGAAACGTTCCGGGCGCACAACCAGTAGGCGGATCAAGTGCAGCAATGTCAAATCCAGTTGCTACAAAAACTAATATTGCTCCAGGTCAACCGTTGCCGGCAAATGCTGGCGCTGTAAAAGGCGAATCAATGGGAGATAAAGAAGTAGAAGAATGTGGTCCAATGGGTCCGAGTGGTATGATGGGTATGCGTGATCAACAGCCTGATAATGTCAGCATGAATCTCAGCATGAACGGACAAGGCCCAGGTGGTATCCGTGACCTATTGGATATACTAAAAGACATCGGCAATACATCATCAGAACCAGATGCAGGCCCTGGCGATCTAGAATTAGCTATTGGAAGCATGAGTCATCCGCATGACGAGCCTGAACATGACGAAGAAGACGGTCTTGTGTTTGGTAACGACTTAGAAGGAGTTGAACCTCCAAAACACTACGGCGGACAAGGAGTCCCAGGTGCAAAATTTGACCTTTACATGCAACAACGTAAAGATCAACTAGCCGGACAAAAACCAGTTGGAGAAGAATATGGCAATGAGCCTAACGAGATGTACTCTACAGTTGATGATGTAGTAAACATGGGTTCAAATGACGGTCGTGGCGATAACGAGCGTCCAAAAGTCAACGGTGGTGGTAATCCGTATGCTGTTACTTCAGAAGGCATTAAAAGACAATTACAAAATCTATATTACGAAGTTAAAAGTAGATAAACTGACTTTAAGTCGCTCAAATGGGTTCTTCGGAGCCCATTTTTTTTGTAAATAAACATATGGGAAAAAGCCTCGACGGCGTCTTAATCAAGAAAGCGCACAAACAAGAAAGATTTACTGAACAACAAGTTCAAGAAATGCTTGCCTGCGCGGATCCAGTCACGGGTTACGATTATTTTGTCAAACATTTCTTTTACATACAACATCCTGTAAAAGGAAAATTATTATTTGAACCTTATGGATATCAAGAACGACTGCTACAAAGTTATCATGATAATAGATTTAACATCAACATGCTGCCACGTCAAAGCGGCAAGACTACCTGTGCTGCTGGATATTTGTTGTGGTTTGCCATGTTTCATCCTGATCAAACTATTCTTGTGGCTGCACACAAATATACAGGCGCACAAGAAATCATGCAGCGTATTCGCTATGCCTATGAAGATTGTCCAGATCATATTCGTGCAGGTGCCACAAACTATAATAAGGGCAGTATAGAATTTGACAACGGTAGTCGTATAGTCAGTGCAACAACTACGGGCAACACAGGACGTGGTATGAGTATATCTTTACTCTACTGTGACGAGTTTGCCTTTGTTCAACCTAACATTGCTACAGAATTTTGGACTTCAATCTCACCAACACTGGCCACTGGTGGTCGTGCAATTATTACATCAACGCCCAACAGTGACGAAGATGAATTTGCAACTATCTGGAAAGAGGCCAATAAGAAATTTGACGACTTTGGCAACGAGACTCCCTTGGGGATCAATGGATTTTTTGCCTACACAGCACACTGGAACGAACATCCTGATAGAGATGATGCATGGGCATCAATTGAAAAAGGAAGGATTGGTGAAGAACGCTTCCGTCGTGAATACGGTTGCGAGTTCTTAATCTATGACGAAACATTGATTAACAGCATTAAACTTAGTGAGATCCAAGGCAAAGAGCCTATATCACGCATGGGACAGGCTAGAATCTATAAGAAGCCAACAGCAGGAAATATATATGTGATTAGCCTAGATCCTAGCCTAGGGACAGGCGGAAACTATTCCGCTATTCAAGTTATTGAATTACCTAGCTTTGAGCAAGTTGCAGAATGGCATCACAACGAAACACCCATACAAGGACAAATCCGTGTGCTTAGAGACATATTAAAGTGGATTGAAGATAGTGTGGGATCAGACAACTCTGGCGACATATATTGGTCCATTGAAAACAATAATATTGGAGAAGCTGGGCTAGTAGTTATTAAAGACATAGGTGAAGATCAGTTTCCCGGATTGTTTGTATCAGAGCCAATGAAAAAAGGACATATACGTAAATTTCGAAAAGGTTTTAATACTACACACGGTAGTAAAATTGCTGCATGTGCCAGACTAAAGCACTTAATTGAAGCAGATACTTTTAAAATCCATAGTAAACCCTTGATTATTGAGCTTAAAGCCTTCATAGCACACGGTGTTAGTTTCAAAGCAAAAGTTGGAGAATATGACGATCTAGTATCAGCAGTATTACTGATAGTACGCATGAGTCAAGTGCTTGCTGACTGGGACCCGAGGGTTTTTGAAACATTAAGCAGTCGCGGAGAATTTGATCAAGAAGATTACGAGCCGCCAATGCCAATATTTGTTTCTTCAGGCATGTGATAAATAGTACTATGAACGCAAATCTAAATAATATTGCAGAAGAACTTTTTGGAAAGATTCGTACAAGATTTCCTAAAATTGACATGGGTGACGAGCAAGGCAAAGTCATCGAAAATAATGAACAGGTCAAAAAGGCACGATTTTTTGACTTTGACTACATTAAAGAGGGTGTAAGTCTAGGCTCAGTTAGTATAAAGCTATCTGAAGATGACGGCCTTACTGTGATGTACAGCAATGACATTGCTGAAGGACAACCTCAAACTGTTGTCAACGAATGGTACGGATTTTTAAAATCTTTACGCGAGTTTGCAAGAAGAAGATTACTAAATTTTGATACTAGAGATCTTGTAAAATCTAATCTAGACAAGAGAGACTATAATTTTTTAGCTAAGAATAGCGGAGAAGGCAAAATGACTGAAAGTAAATTAAGGGGAACTAATAGAACTAGTTTCCAAGATGTAGGTGAAGCCAAGATCATTGTTAGACATTCGCAGAATGTAAACTACGATAATCCCGCTGGACGTACACTGCACATTGAAAGCATCTTTATTGAAAATGCCAACGGTGAACGTTTCCTATACCCACACAAACACCTTAATGGTGCAAGAGCCATGGCTCAGCATGTAGCACACGGCGGCAAACCATATGATGATATTGGCCAACACGTTATTGGACTCTCAGAAGAACTATCAAAACTACGTTTCTTCAAGGGCTATGTTAGCCGTCAAGACCAAATATCAGAAGCAATGGGGTCAGTTACTGACAAAGTTATTGAAC